TGCTCGCCGACTGGAATGCCAACAAGGATTTTGTCGTTGCATCAATCGGCGGACCAGGGTGCTACATCAACAAAGAGCAAGCCGACAAACTTGAGATCTGGATCCGCTACGCCAAACGCACCAAGATCGTGAGGGCACAATGAATTGCCAACATTGCCATCGCTAGTTCGACAATCTGCGCGTGTTCGGTTGGAGTCCCAAGTTCTGCCAGCCATTGTGTGAGAGCCTTTTCATCGACAAAGCGGCAGACGCTTTCAAAGCGTGGTGGGAGCGTTCGCGCTGAGCGTTGCGGGTGACGCGCTGACGGCAGTGCGCATCCCGGAGTGCTCGACAATCAAGTCGGCCCTTCAACTAGGAGCATTGGAATGAACAACGACAGCATCCTTGTGGTACGCAACATCGAGCAGGCCGCAGCGTGGCTCGAGCTCGACGGTCAGATCAGCGACGGGCACTGGGAGAACTCCTCTCCCCATGAGCACTGGGTGCCTTGGTACCACGCTCGTGTCGTGGTCGCGCAGGACGAGCAACAGGTAGGCCGCAACTTCCACACTAGGAAGGACACCTACAACTTTACCAACATCGATCTCCTGAAGGTCGTCGGTCTTCGCATGCTGGGCATCATCCGCATCGCCCGCAGGTTCGGCATCGAGACCGCGTCGCTCTTCGAGCACAGCGTCGAGTGCGACGCATCCTTCGAGGTTCCCACATACGAGGGCGAACGTTACGACGAGATCCGCGCCAGGGTCTATGATCTTGGCCTTGAGAACATCCAAGCTGCGCTCGCCGACGAGTCCTATACTTTCGACGCCATGAAGCGCGACCTCGTCGACCTCAAGACAATCGTCAAGACGAAGATCGACGCGATCGTAGTAAGGACCGAGGTCGCAGGCATCGTGAAGGAGGAGCTCCGGTACGGCGCGCGGGCCGAGGCCATTGCCAGCGAGCAGGAGCGTGCCCGTGAACTTCGGACCAGGAAGAATACCGAGCGGTACGGGAAGATGTTCGCCGATGTGAACGAGACCGAGGAGCAGTTCCTCGCTATCAAGGGCTCGTCGGTGGACGAGGTCATCAACCGCGCCAAGCTCTCTCATAGGATGGAGCAGGCCGACAAGGGTTGCAAGTTGATCGAGGCCGCCGCCCTGCTCCGTGACTGCATGGACGACTTAGTAAGTAGCCTCAAAGAGCGCGGCATCAACGCTCTGCCCAACTCACTGGGAGAAGTGCAGGGCAAAGGCGCAGACGTCGACCGTCTCTGTGCTGAGTTTGCTCTCCTTCGTAGCCTCGGCGGCGGTAGTCGCTAAGCATTGCGGATGACGCGCTGGTGACAGCAGCGCGCATTCCGGAGTGCTTGGACAATCAAGTCCAATCACCTCAACACAGGAGTGTTGACGTGCAAATGACGACAAGAGATGCCGACGAGACGCCAGAGATTGCCCCAGCCTTCTACACCGTCGCCGTATACCTGGCCGACCGCGCCTTCGGCGGTCGCGAGGAGGGCGGCTGGTGGTACGACACCGGCGAGCTGGTAACGCACGCCGAGGGGGAGCCTCTGCCTGTCCCGGTCATCACCAAGACCATCGAGGAGGCGAAAACGGCTTCCGCTGCCATGCAGGCGACGCTCAACGCCACCGTGAACGTCGGCCGACGCGGGAAGTCTTCGGTGCTCTCGCAGGGGGTCTACGAGGCGCAGATTCACGAGAACCACGCGCCTCCGTTCTACCCGGCGGTTCGGCCGCACTACGAGTGAGAAACCAAATGGAAACAATCAAAGCAGCAGACTACGCCAAGGTTGACGACGCCATTCAGTTTGCCAAACACCTCTGCCGTCAATCGTTGCGGCGCCGACTAGGTTACAGAATCGTTGATGCGGTCGGCTCCACTCTGGCAGAGGTGACCAAGACGAACGGCATCATTCGCATCAAAGACGAACGTGGCGGCCGACGCGTTGCTGGAGGATACTGAGATGCTCACATTCACCGATCATGGTGACCGCACGGGACACTACTACGGTTGCGATGACGAAGGCGATGAGGAAGCCACCGCGTTCGAAGTCCAACTGCCAGTGAAGTACGAAGTTTGCTGGCGATGTGATGGTGCTGGTGTTCACGACCACCCTGCATTCTCCAACGGCATTACCAGTAGCGAGTGGGTCGAGTGGGACGACGACGAGCAGCAAGCCTACATGAATGGTCGCTACGACGTACAGTGCGAGGAGTGCAAAGGCCTGCGTGTTGTGCAGGTTGTTGATGAAGAAAAAATTCCAGAAGAGTACAAAGAGGCATGGGCCCAGAGGGCAAAAGAAGAGCAGGAGTACAGAAACGAAATTGCGTACGAACGTCGGTGCCGCGAACGCGGCATTGAATACTAGGAGTTCAATTCATGAAACGCATCGCCACACTCATAGCCCTCGCCATCTCAACTTCCATCGCCGCACACGCTGACGTCAACATGGGCGTCTTCACCGCGTCTGGCAACTTCGAGTTCTCCTCAACTGTCACAGGAGCCAACGGCACCGTGACTGCCTTCTCAATCACCAAGCACTTCGAGGACGATGATGGCCGCATGGTAATCGAATGTGCTAGCGTGCAGTGCGAGGTCGCTGTGAGCACGCTCAAGCCTGGTCAGTATGTCGGCGTTGCTGGCGTCATCGACGCGGACAAGGACGGCGCCGTGACGCTCCGCGCTATGGACGTGATGAGGCAGTGAAATGATCAAAGACGTTGTGGCAGCATTTCGCTTTCCAAACAACATGGTTGCTGTGACTGATCGCAACGGCGAACAGATCCCAGAACTGCAAGGGCCATACACTATCGAGTTACACAGACTCATTCAAGCGAGAGCGACGCCGCAATGTGAGTGGAATGGTTATTGGCCATTGCAATTCAGCAATGGTGAATCGAAGGAGTCAGTATGACGTTGTCGGAGTATGCAAAGCTTCCTGGCGTGGTGGACTTGCCCATGCGCGTGCGCGCCAAATTCATCGCTGCCATCAAGGCAGAGGATGAAGGCAACCACGAGCTGGCAGCAAGCAAGCTGGAGGAAGCGGTCACGATCGAGCAGGAGCTGAAGCTGGCCGCCAAGTAAACGGCGCTCGGTGAAGCTAGGACCCAATGTCAGCAAAACAACACCGGCTGGCATTGGTGCCGAAACGAGTGGGGCAGTTCCCACTCGTCCGCACAGTTGGCTACTGTGTGCTGATGAGGCAGCTACAACGACAATTTCGTCGTTGATTGATGAAGGAGAATCGCGATGCGAGGGAATCGTGAAAGGTATCACAAAGGCATGTGTCCAGTCTGGCGCGTAGTCGAGATCAGGAAAGGCACGCTCAACATCGACACTGGTGAAGTGAAAATGAATCCCAGCCGGACAGAAACCGTTCTTCAGCAATGCTGCGTCCCTCTGTTCGATAGAGACGCGAAGATTTGCAGCAGTTGTGCCAGTGGATGGGAAACGGAAAAGAACGCGCTCGCTACAGGCGCCATCCTTCGTGAGCATGGCATCGACCCAGCAACCGAAGACATCACAGCATACTTCAAATGATCGAATACAAGGAGCACTCCATCACGCCGGAGGGCGAAGGATTTCGTGTACGCAAGGGCGAGTTTGAAATGGCTCTGTGCCCAAACATGCCCGCGGCATACGAGTACATTGACGCACTCGAGATGATCGCGCGCTCCATCGCGAAGCCACTTCGTGATGAGCCGGAGCGTTACGTCACCACGTCCTATGTGCGACAGTTCTTGACTCCAGCCGAGCAACGTGCTGCTGATCGTGCGGCACACGAGAAGATCAACGCAGCTCTAGATCGCTGCGGCATTGAGCGCTTCAGCTTCTTGAATAAACCGCTGCCACGCGTCTTGTGTGCGTGGTGTAAGATGGTGATGGCCGAGGGTGTTGAGCCTGTGAGCCACGGAATTTGCCAAATATGTTTGGCAAGGCAACTGGAGGAACTGTGAACTATCGTGGCGTCGGCAGTGGCCTAGCACAAGATCACGCTAAGGTTTGTGCCCAACTACTCGGCGTTGGTTTCCCAGCGCAGGAGGATGAACTCAAGCGAGCGTACCGTGAAAAGGCACGCGAGCACCATCCAGACAAGGGCGGCGACAGCCACATGTTTCGTCGCGTGAAGGAAGCATATGACTTTCTCAAGAACAACTCCTACCTGTGCATCGCTCCGCACGCATCAGGCTGCGCAGGCAGAACAATTCAAGGAGACTTTCTGAGTGAGTTAGGCAAGGGTCTGGGACCACGAGTCAATGGCACAACATGTACAATGTGCGAAGGGCGTGGTTACTCGCAAGACCGTTGGTATGAGAAAATAACATACTACACTTGCTTCAAATGCAACGGCACGGGTGAAGTCGAGATGTTCAATCCAGTGCTACCCAAGTGGCGTCTTGGTCGCACAAAGCAAGGCAGCAAGCCACGAGAGAAGAAGCGACATGGACGATCTTGATCTCATTCGTGAGCTGCTTGCTAATACCAATGTGCGAGTAGCTATCCGCCAATCCAATTCAGCGCTCAAGGCACAACGCGCCATTGGCAAGCCATTCATGATCCGAACCGAGAAGCGACGCAATCGCTTCCAGTCAATCGCTCTTGTGAGCGGCACAATCGAGCGATGTGAAGTCATTGCGCCGTCTCAGTGGCACGTCTGGTTGAGATCGCCCAATGGCAAAGTCCTTCACGGTCCATTCGTCGTTCGTCAATTGCCGAGGTGATGATGCAACACAAAGTTGGAGATCGTGTTAGCCGTGAGGTCTACATGGACGATGGAACATGGGCGCGCGAGGGGGATCAATGCCTGCCGCGCTCCCCACTCCGCTTCGGCACGATCATTTCAGTCGAGGTAGAAGGCTACTGGAGATATAGTGACAACAGAGGATGGAGCAACATTCTCATGTACCGCGTTGCGTGGGATGATGGCCACCGTAGCGGTCGCTACTTCGAGCACGGAGTAACCGTATGTTCAGAACCCACTGCGACACTGTGAGGTGCAAGAACAAACCATCGTGGCGCGTCGTTCGTCACTACACAATCAAGTGCAGCACTGGTCGTGTCAAAGAGCTTCACACAGACAAGGAACTGTGCAACGAACCAGGTTGCATCGGACACGCTCTTGATCAGATGTACGAACCAGAAACGATTCGCGGCACATGGGAGCGCATTCCATGAGCATACTGCGCGAAATTATGAGAGGTGTGCGTCTCGATCCGCGCAGTCTGTTTGATGGTGGCTTAGCAGAGACGCAGCAACTGCTTAATCAATCTCCGATCTGCATGGACGTCAGCAGACTCGTCCTGGCAGGAATCAACCTCACAGTTGGCGAGGAAAATGCCAAGCCACCATACCCGTTGGTCTGGCTCGAGGACATGCACCCAGACGGTCCTTTCGTGTCTGAGGATTCAGAGAAACGAGTACAAGCAGGAACAACATTTGGTGCACTCATTCAAGCAGAGAATCAATCAATGTCTCAGCTCCGGGTCAGAGAGATTCTACACACCGCTCGCAGACTTGGAGAAGAGACATACCGCCGTCTGTCAGACATCCAACGCATAGCAGAACAACTAGACTGTGGCCTGTGGATTCGTGGCTACGTGGCCCGCGACAACGCACGCTTCATTGTCGAGTTGGGGCAGTGTTGGATCCCGCTCGACAGCAAAGGCAATGGCTTCCGTCGTGCCAATGGATATGTCGACAGTGAGCCTCAACTGTCAGAAGGTGCACTGCGTGCAATTGCTGTCAGTAGGAACATAGAGAAGCGTGACATCAACGACGAGCGTGCAGAGCACAATCTTGGCGTCATGGGTTCACGCGCACTGATTGCATTCTCTCTTCTCAATTGCAAGAATATCACGTTGCAGAAACGTGATGTGAATGTGCGGCGCAATCGCAGACACGGCAAGACTGGCATCGAGTGGCGCGTGCTCCACATCAAGCATGGTGGAAGTAAGCGCACAACCGTTGCAGCAACTGTTGAGAGTGATCGCCTCACACGCGCACACCTTGTACGCGGACACTTCAAAACATACACAGAGGACAAGCCGCTGCTCGGGCATGCAGTGGGGAGGTTTTGGTGGTCGCCAAATGTGCGTGGCAATCCTGAGCGTGGCGCCATCATCAAAGACTACGAGATTGGCAAATGAGGTACACACTAGACCGATTGCGTTGCTTCGGAGAGTCTTGTTTCGTTCAAGCGGTGAACGGAGCACGAACATTTGAAGATGGCGGCCCAGCATACTTCATCACCTTGATTGAGAAGCGTGACAATGTGCCACTGTTCCGCGTCTCATATAGCGACGGCATCAATGGTCCATTGCAAAAAGATGGTTCATGGTTGCTGCTTGGTGAGAATGTAAATTTCCTACCAGCACGCAGTATCATACGCAGTCACTTTCAATCCACGTACGAAGAGTTGAACAAGAGGACCTGATGGACGCTGCAGTACTGATGGCAAAGAAGGGTCACGACGCAGACATCGGCTACACGAATGATGATGATGGTCTTCACATTTGGTGCTCTTGTGGAGAAGACATCCCCATGGGGCATGACTATGGGCTAGACACAATCATAGCAACTTACAACAAGCACGTAGAAGAGAAGCAATGATTCACATCACTCATGACGGCTTCCACACTCTGTGTGGCATGACCCAGTTCAAAGTCGGCACAATCATCATGGTGGCCATGGTGACACCGAAGGAAGCATTCGCTGTTGCACAGCACACAGATCACGGTGAGCATATTTTTCCCAGCGACGTCTGGTGCCAGAACTGCATTGGCTCCATGACGGGTGACAGCCCTAGGCGCGCGGAACCGGCCCAGCCCCTACCGGCGCCCCCGCCGGCCGCCGTAGCGGGCCTACCGGCGCCGGCTATAGGCCCCGGCGCTGGCGCCCCGGTAGGCCCTACGCCCACGCGGCCGACGCCGCCCTTACCCGGCGCCCCCCTATGGCCCGCCGGCCAGCCGGCGCCCCCGCCGGGCGAGGCTTCTGTCTTGGGTGGCGTGCTGCGCTTTGTGTTCGACGAGGATTGGGGGCCAGCAGGACCTCGACTGATTGAAGTTGAGGATGGGCATGGACGTGGCATCAATGCTGGTGAGTGGCGCCACGAGCCTCCCTACTGGGTGCTCTACATTCCAGATTCTGCGCCGGCAGAATGGCAAGCCGAAATTGAAGAGATTCGTCGTGATGAATTTCAACGGAGAGAAGAATATCAACGAGCACTCGCGCCTTGCGCACAATTGCTGCTGAGAGCAGAAGAGCTACTCGCCAGTGCACAGCATGGCAATGCAGACGATAAGTGGCGGCGCGATGTGAGCGACTACTTCTCTGATCACGAGCGTGGCGTTGTGATCAAGACTATCAGAGAATCTACATGAGCGATCAGAAACTTCCAAAGAAGATGAATCGTCGTGATGCGCTCACAGAGCTAAAGCGCATCAACATTCAGATGCGCTGCGATCCAGAGTCTGCACACTTTTACGCAGATCGAGTTCTCATGGCGCTGTTGCTTGACTTTGGTTGCCGAGCAGTGGTGAATGAATTCAATTCAATCAAGAAGTATTATGCATGAAAATTCCTGCAAACACAACTACGGATGATCTTCTGGAATGGCTAGAGAGCCTTGACTTTGAAGATCTTGTGCTCATTCTCCAGGTCATAGATTCCAACTACTGCATGAGTTGCTACGACGAAAGAGAGCGCGATACTGGAAAATGCTTCACGTGTGGAGCACCAATATGAGTGGATGGAATCTTCCACCCGGAGTATCGGTTCATGATATTCCTGGCAACGAAGTCGACGACGATGGCGACTTCTGTAACCACTGCGGCAGTGATTTGCGACCGCAATCCCCCGAGTCACTCAAGGCACAACTTGACGAATTGCTCACAGCACCACTCCATCGTGTGCTTGAGCTGAGAGCGAACCACAGGAACAAACGATGCGAATAATCCAACGCAGAGAGCTGATCAAGACTTATGCGTATTCGATTCAAGACGTCAATGAAGAGTCGATCGAACCAATGATGAGACAGATCATCAAAGAGAGCAAAGATAGCGTAGAGACGGAAACAGGATTCGTTTCTGCATACATCGGCAGGAAGTCTGCACAGATCCAAACCACAGGACTCTACCTTTACAGTGTTACTATTGAAGTGTGGCGAACGATACCATGAGCAAGTACAGCAATCTGATCTTTGTCGACTGCGAGGCTATCGGTCTAGGCTGCCCAAGCATGGGGCTGATGACCGAGTTCGGTGCAGTGCACTATGATACGCGCTTCGCCCATCACGGAATCGTGATGCCCCACAAGGAGCACGAGCATCTAGTCGGCGAGCCCGTACCGGAAATCCTGCGGACGAAGCACACACATGATCTTCCCATTCACATGATCGCTTTCAACCAGTGGCTTCACTCCCTGTCAACAGGCGCCATGCCGGCAAAGTGGGATCGTGGTAGACCATGGCGCTGGACTCTTGTAAGCGACAACCCTGCGTTCGATTGGCAATGGATCAACGATGCATTCTTGCGATGCTTTGGACACAATCCGTTCGGCTTCTCCGCCAGGCGCATTGGCGATTTCTACGCAGGCCTCGCCAATGACTTCTCCAAGGCGACCGACTGGAAGTCTCTTCGCGTCACAAAGCACGATCACAATCCTGTCAACGATGCCATGGGTAACTGCGAAGCATTCGAGCGAATGCTGAATGGAGAGCGAGTATGATTCCTGCTTCAAAGTTTGAAATTGGTCAAACAGTTTTCAAGAGTGGCATACAGTCTTACACCGAGGGAACCATTTGCCCAGATTGCAAGGGCAGCGGTCAGTGGAAGGTTATGACTCCTGCCGGCGACGAATTCAACACAGTGTGCCAACGGTGCAGTAGTTTTTCACGAGCCGAATTGCCCCCGCTGGGGCGCACTGTATGGGTCCCCCTCGTCAGACAATTGACCATCGGATCAATCAAGATGGACACCGCAGTGCAGCCCGACTGGGGCAACAGAGAACTCTTCTCGTACATGTGCGAGGAGACTGGTGTTGGTAGTGGCAGCATCTACTGGGAGTCTCAACTACACGCTACTGAGGAAGAGGCACAAAGAACGTCTGAAATAGAAGTAGCACTCAAGCAACAAGAGCAAGACGCAAAGCAAGACGAACAGATCATTCGAAACTTCAGCCATCTAACAATTCGTGATGCCACAATCGAATCCGCTAAGCACGCCATCTGGGACTCATGGTATGCTTACCATGCTCTCTACGAAGATGTGGAGGCAGCCGCAAAAGACGATCAAAAGTTAAGGGATGTGCTTGATGCTCGTCGTTTCAGAACTGCCACCCTTGGTGAACGGCTTGTCAATGCAGTTGATGCAGTTCTCAGGAGCGATTCTGATGTCCAGACAGCAGCGATGGAAGAATTGATCGCTGCACGAGGAGAACTAGCAAAGGCACTGGAAAGGAAAACCAATGCCCAGTGAGTATGGTCCCATCCCACAAGATTGGACTTCGCATCCTCGTCGACCGCTAGAGGTCGGCATGGAGATTCGCGTTGGCAACGCAAAGCCGATGGTCGTGGTACGAGTCAGTCCTGCTGGTACCACAGTCGAGCTAGCAAACGGGTGGCACGCTGTTATCTCTACACACTCAGAAGTGGAGTATAGGCAAGCAACCAAACGCCCATCTGAAGTTGCAGTAACTTCAGAGGAGGATCAAGATGCTCGCGAAGCTATTTGAGGTTAGAGACAGGGCAACATTCATTCCGGTCATCGCAGTGCATCTTGCGCCGACAACGCCAATCATATGCAACCGTAACTTGCTTGAACTGCCATCTGACCATCCAGCAGAACTCTATCTACTCAATGTGTTGGGCTACAGTGGCGGTCAACGAACCGACTTCACTCCATACATTCTCTTAGCAAGAGCGAGTTGCGGAGACGCACATTACGATCCAAACCATTGGATGGATCGTACAATGAAGACGGCACACAAATACATCACAGAGAACTGGATCCAGATCAACTCAGGAGACGTGGTCGACGTTGAATTCATTCTAGGAGAAACTACAGAACCAAAAAAGTCTCAACGCCATGAGCAATTTTTCGTCTAGAAAGGAGAAGTCAATGCGGTACGTCGCAGCAGTGGTCGTCGGTAGAGGCGCAGTTGTAACGCGCGCCTGGTTCGCTCTAGCCGCGAAGAAGTGGAGCACTAAGTGAACGCCGCAATCCTAGTTGCCATCGCTGTCGTCGTCGCGGCTATAGTGGTCGACATAATCAGAGACGCCACGAGGAAGCTGCCGCCAGAGCTGCCACCAGGCGACAACACATACAGCTCAGTCATGCGCCGATGCTCCATCAAGAGCTGCGGCGCCCTCTACACACACCCAAACCCGCGCGTCAAGCGCTGCGCCATCCACGCCGGCACCGCGTGCCGCTGCGGCTACGCCAAGCAGAAGTGGCAACCTGACTGCGGCAGAATCGGTGACTCAGGCGACAGCAGGGATTCTTGTGATTACGCAGTGGCGAACCGAAACAAGATGTCAAAGTCCAAAGTCGTAACCAACTTTAGAAAGGCGGCAAAATGATGCGAAGGAAAATCGTCACTCCAATCTACAGCGAGGGGAGCGAGCAACTGATGAATAGCAAGAAGTCGTACAGGTCGCCGTGGCCTCTGATCGCCATCGCGGCGTTCTTCGCGCTGCTCTCGATCTGCATGTTGGTTGCCATCGCACGAGCACAGGCGACGCTGCAGCCGACACAGGGCCACGCCGTTTACGCGCAAGGATTCAAGTGGGCGCTGTGTGTCGATCACTTCGAGGATCGACCAGTCGGGTGCGACCCATCAGTACAACGAGGTCAAGGGCTGCCCAATGCGTGTACGGGTACGGTGACGTTCTATGTCTCGCGACCGGCCAACCCTAACGCGGTGCTGGCGGACGATAGGTACGGCAAGCCGTGTAAAGGGAGTCGTGGAGGTGAGATCGCATCGTGCGCCGATATCGAACCATGGGGAAGGTCAACTGAGAACCCATTGAACCTTGTCAACAACACGCACTGGAACTGCGACAAGAACGACCTACCCTACTTCTACAACAGTCCACAACCGTCGATACCTAGCCCCAATGCGTCTGGTAGCACAGCGTACGAGCACTATGACAGGATCGCGCGGGCATGGGCGGCGAGCCAGCAACCGCCGACTAACCCGACGCCTACGCCGACGACATCGCCTACACCGCCGCCAAACGTCTGCCTGACCGGGCAGTGTATACCTGAGTGCCCGCAGAACTGCCCGCCAGCGACTACGCCATCGCCATCGCTGCCACCACCGCAACCAACCCCTACGGCGACCCCTGTGACGACACCGCCAACGGTAGTCTGCCCTTCACCTACACCGTGCCCGGCTTGCCCCCAGCCATTGCCGTGTCCTGTGTTCGACGCCATGCCGGCAAAGGTGCGTGCGACGATCAACAGGGGCTTGAACCAGATCGGCAAGGGGCACGCGGCAGACAGGGACGCGGCGAAAGCGTGGATGGCAGCACACCCGGATATCAGGACGCCGAGAAGCAGTGGCGGTGGACAGTGAGCGCCTCGGCGCGGGGCCGGGGGTGCGCGCCGTGAGCCATCCAGTATTCGCGCTGCCGAAGCGAGCGCGCTACGTGGACGCCGAGAGCAACGCCGGCATGGTGATCTGCGTCAGCGGCGCCGTGCTGGCTGGCCCGCTCGGCTGGGTCGGCCCGCTCGTGGCGGCCCTAGGCGTCCTGATCGTCGCGCACGCGAACGAGCGGTGGTGGCTGTGGTATCGAGCTGCCAACCGCGCAGTTCGTGAGGCCACGCCCGCCTCGCCGAAGGGAGGGCCGAATAGCCCGCCCGCGCTTCCGTCTCAAGAGCGGGAGCTAATCGAGTTGATGTTCAGGTGCTTCGACGCACTGCGCCGCGCGGGCTGGATGGATGCCATGTACGCGCCGAGAGATGGGAGCGAATTGGAAGTGATCGAAGCGGGGTCAACCGGGATTCACAAGGCCACGCGAGACGGCATGGGGGCCTTTTGGGTCGCTGACGAGTTCGACCTTTGGCCATCGCGACCGGTGCTCTTCAGAGCGAAGGCAAAGTCAACTTGAGGCCCCAGGCCGGCATGCTGTCCGACTCCCGCGCCAACGAAATGTCGAGACACTGGAGCAAGCAAGCGATGAGCGACGAGTACACACTGCACGATGCCCTGCGCGCGAGCGCCGGTCTGCCGCCGAAGAAGCCAGAGGCGAGCGCGCCCGCACTGACCGCCGCCCGCCGCGAGGAGCTGATCGCAACCATCGAGGAGTGGGCGCACAACTTCCCCGACGGCAGCCAGCGGCCGATCACGCGCGAGGAGCTGCACGCGGCGCTGCTGGCGCACCGTGAGCTCTCGCGCGAGGGCGAGCGCGAGCCGGCGAGTAGCGGGCAGATCCAAACGGCGTGGTGGCGAAGTAACGCGTGTAGTCCTGAAAGGGCATTCACCGAAGGCGCCCGCTGGGCCGAGTCTCGCCTGGGCGTCGGCGCGAAGGAGCCGCGCTCGTGAGCGAGCAAGAAAAGGGGCTGTGGTGGTGCTGCGCCGCTGAGTTCGGCCACCACGAATCGGCATGTCCCAACTACGAACCCGAGCCGAGCGAGCCCCACAAGCAGCCCGCCCCGCCCGTGAGCGAGGCGCGCGAGGGCGGCAGCCCGCTTGCTCAACTCGACCACCACGGCACCGAGTGGCGGCTGATCCCCTGGGACCAGCACTTCACAGGTGACCCGACATGGCAGGTACGAGACACTGTACATCGCGACCGCTGGCACGACCGCTACCGCGCCGACGGGAACCACGTAGAGCTCGCCCGCCAGCTCGCCGCCGTCACGGCTGAGCGGGACGCGCTGCGCAGTGCGTTGCTCGGCGTAGAGGAGTTGCACTTCCGTGAAGGCGAGAATGCCAACGCTCGATTCGAGCGCATCGGCGAGGTGTTCTATCGCGAGACAGGCTACCTACGACCAGGGAAGAGCGAGTCGCCGCATACGTGGCACCCCGGAAAAGACGAAGAGCGCGAGGCGGCCTTCACAGACTGGACGAAGAAGAGAATCAACGCTGCCCGTGCCGCCCTGGCCGCCCCCGCTGCCGCCGGGCGAGAGGAGGGCGAATGAGCGAGCTTGCACGCTGGAGCGAAGGCCGACTCGTTGCCACCGACGACACCGGAGCGGTTCTCTCGCGCTTTGGGGGCTGTGCTGGCTACGCGCCCGCGCACGACGCCTGCGAACTATGGGAAGCCATCATTCATCTTGACGCCACCGTTAGAGAGCGGGAAGCCACCATCGCCGCCCACGAGGCCGAGCTTGCGCGCGTGCGTGCCGCCGTCCCGCCAACGAGCCTGGACTACACGATGCCGCCCGACGAGTGGATCGGGTGGCTGACGCAACGGGTGGCGTGGCTGGAAGGCAAGATCGACTCGATTGTGACGGCACAAGACGCCGCGCGCGAGGCGATGCGTTGCAGCTACGCCGACGAAGGGCGCAGCGTCGCCGCCATCGTTGAACTGGTCAAGGGTCCGGTTGCGAAGCGCGACGAAGCGATAGAGATGGCCAGAGCAGCTGTGCGAGGCGATACGACCACCGCGCCCGGCGAGCGGCGCGGCGAGGGGGCGAAACGAAATGAGCGAATCCGTATTCGAGGAACGCATGAGACTCAAGAGAGCGTGCGGTACTTGGAACCGCAGCCATGAGCGCGACCCGCCACGAGCGCGACCGCCACGGCGTGCCCGTAGACGACAGGAGACCACATGACCACCGATAGCACCGAGCGCCTCGCCGGCATCCGCGCCGAGCGACGCGCACTCGATCACTCGCTCACCGACCACGGCGACCAGCGAGCCTTTCAAGCCGAGTGTTCGGTGTGCGGTCGCGTCGTCGCAGTCGGTTACCCACACACCAGCAAGGACGGAAGAGGATTGTGCCCAGTTGGTCAGAAAGAGGTGATATGAAGAAGTCAAATGATGGCAAGGCGCACGGAATAAATGTTCACATCGCTATGGAGTGGTTGCTGAACATAGTATTCCTCCGCAAGCAAGTTACCACTCCGCAACCACAAGTCGAAGTTGTAGATCCTGGACACTTCGGCGGCGGCTCGCCGAACATGAAGTTGCTCTACAGTCTGCTCTGGTATGCGTGGGCATGGCTCACAGACTCGCGCAACATGTCTGTGCATCGTGAGCGCATGCGGCGCATCATCAACCGTGAAAGAAGTTTCTACGGAAATGTCGAGCCAACCACAAGCTCACACGGTCAGCTTTGGCTCGCTGTAATGACAGGCGCGCTCTATGTCGCGCTCCAATGCGAACACGATGATGTACGTGATGAAGCTGTGTGGTGGCTTCGCATCGATCATGCAATCCACTGGGTCACAGAGGCTGATGGCGCCATGTGGGCCCCAGGAGGACGCTGCACAGACAAGCCCAAGAACATGGGCGGTAAGCTACTCGGCAGCAACCCAACAAGGCCAAAGTACCTGCAAGCCTTACAGACTGGCAAGACCAAAGGCAAGGCCAATCAGTACGACATCGGAGCATGGTTCATGACGCGTGTACCGCAGGCCTGGCGGGAAGAAATTCAGCGTTGGCCTCAGTCATTCCCACCCATGGCTGGTGGGTTTCACGCTCGTCGCTATGCCAATGGAGACTTCATAGCTTGGTATGAAGATCTGGAAGGTGTAGCAGACACCACATATGCAACAGGAAGATTTGAAGGAGCCCTTTGGATCAGTGAATCGCCCATAGACGACGACGACAAGAACCACCACATCAATCTACTCGACGCACATGAGGGTGAGACCCCAGAGCTGTCAATCGATGCACCTGCTGCAGTAACCGCCTAACCCCCCTGCCAGGACCCCCCTAACCGCCGCCCTAACCGGCCCCCGCCTAGGGAGCCTACGGTCGCCGCCGGGCGGCCCCTAGGCCCTACGGGGGCCGGTTAGCGGCCCCTACCGGGCGCCCTAGGCGCGTAACGTGGCCGCCGGGCCTACTAGCGCCGGTTCTACGGGCCTAGGGGGCCCGCCCCCCGCCTCCCCTTTACCGCGCCCGCCCGCCCCTACTCCTCGCCGGCCGGCCGCCGGCCGCTCTTAGCCGCCCGGCGGGAGCTGCGCAGAGGCAGGCCACTCAGCACGACCCTCGAATGCCTCGCGCAGTTGTGTAGTGCCTAGCCCAAGAGCAAGTTGATAGTGTGGCTGATCGCCAAGATCACCCGGCCAGTCCCCGCCCCACTCCACACCCGCCGGTTTCCAAATTCCCCCTAGCCTACCATAGTCGTCGTCGTGGCGATCCTCACGATCGAACGTGAGGTATGTGCCATCGGCAGCAAACAATCCAAGATCCCACGCAATGCCGAAGTTGTGTCGGCTCTGCCCACCGCGCGCATTAGTCACCACGCCTTTTCGCGTCTTGCGGTTACCAATAGCGTACAGCGCATCTTGTTCGGCATAGGTCCGGGTCCCGCCGACCACACGCGGATGCAAGCCAGCAGCGTGCACAGCGAGCAGGCAGGCACGCGCCTGCTTGTGGGCTACCGGCAGTAACGTGCGCAGCAATGGCGTAGTGCGGCCGCCCCACTCAGCGAAGGCGAACGATCGAGCTACTGCATTGTGCTGAGTGTCCCAGGCTAGCTCCGCCGCATAGGTCTTCGGACCGAACACGCCGTCCAGCTTGCCAGTGTACAGTCCTGCGGCGCGGTAATAGCGCTGGTCGCTAAGCACTTGCGCCGGCAGCAATGGCGCGCTCACTCACCGTCTCCTGGCGGCCGCTCGCCCACGTCGGGCAACTCCTCTGCATTGATGCGCACGATCTCAGTTTCGATCTCCTCTCGCGTCATTGTTTCAATCTTGTCACCGTGCTTAGCGATCATTCGATCCGCAGTCGACGAGGCCAGCTCGAAAGCCGTCGCGGCGAGCGGCCCACCGTAGACGCCGACGGCGACCTGGAGCAGAGCCTTGAGTTTGGGGTCGAGAGTCTTCACGATTTGCTCCTCCACGGCGTCGCCTCTGCCAGCTGCGCGAGCAGCGCGTCCAGCTGCGCCGACAGTGCCAGGACCTCGGTGGCGTCAGTTTCGTCGTTGGTCAGGTAGTTCTCCAGCGCGAGGCCGGCGGCCACGACCACTGGCTTCATCACACGCAGGACAGTGCGCGCCTTGTCGAGCTTGTCCTCACTGACGGCGTGCGCTGCGCTGGCCGCGTCGACAGCCTTGACGGCATCCTTGTAGATGCTGCGGGCAGTGGTAATGGTGATGAGCGCCTTTTGCTCTGTGCTGAGATGATGGCGCGGAGCCTCGGCGCAGGCGGCAGCCAGGAGAGCCACCGCGAGGAGTGGAGCGAGAGAGCGCAGCTTCAAGGCCTCTCCTCCTTGGCCGCCTCGACCTTGGCGATATCGGCGTTGGTCATACTGGCGGCTTTGGCGAGCGTCGGCTCGCTGAGCTTGACAGCAGGGACCACATTGTCCCTGGTTGCGACTGTGCCGGCACCGGCGATAGCCAGTAGGATGATATCAAGGAAGGTCTTCCACTCCGCTGCGATGTCGACGCCATACTTGTGCAGCGTGACGCCGAGCGCGATGAGGAAAGCGTCGAGCAAGCGCGTCGCGAGAACCGGCTGTCGCTTGACCCAGTCTGTAAGCCACTTCATTACCTCTCCTTCTCGATTGTTGGCAATGCTTCATCAACCTTAGCCGCCAGCTTCTCGATTGCCTTGCCGCGATTACCAGCCTGCTCAGTCTGAATCTGCACCCTCCCAGCCAGATCAGCTAGCCGCTGATCGATTCTGGCAGCCCTGTCGCGATCCTCCTCGTCTCTCTTCTCCATTGTGCCTGCTTTACCTTCCAGCAACTTTAAGGAAGCTTCGATTCTGCCAATAACATCGTGCAGTGATGTGCCCTTGTTAGGCCGGAACTGTTCTGCTATTTCGTTGAGCGTTGAGAACACTCCTGGTGTGTCCTCAAATTGTTTCACCATCTGTATTAGTAGAGGCAGCAAACGATTGTGGAGCGTAATGAGCATGGCGATTGGACGCACCAGCTTAGTCCAAATGATTCCTGAGGCTACTATCAATGTAGATGCCAGTACGATCCCTTCGACCAAATGCATCAAGCTCTCCTTCAAGTAATTGCTACGTTTCTTTTTAGTCTCGCTTTGCCTCGTGATCAAGCGCCAGCTTAGCGACAGCCTCGTACAGTTTCCCCGTCGTTCCGAATGGCGCGAGGTCGTAGTTGTCCAGTAGCCAATCGGCGTACTTCTTGGCATCCTCGAAAGAGCAGCCCATGCCCTTCACCATGTCGGTTGCAAGGGCCTCCTTCGCGGCAGCCCCGTTGGGAGGGCAGCAGACCCCAGTCGCACAGTTGCGCAGTCCGTTGCTCATCGCTTCTCTTCTCCTTTTGGTAACTGGTTTGGGCGAGGGCTGACAGCCAACGGGACAGTACCTGTTCCGACTGGAGGATTGATTGAGCCATTCCAAAGTCCCGCACGCGCAAGCGCAATCTTAATGTCATAGAGATCGTATTGCTGCATTAACCACTTACCATCAAACTTGTCGTTGAACTCTTTGAGCTGCTCGCGTAGTTCTCCAGATTGCTTGGCCTGCTCACCCTGAGCACGCTTAATGTCGCGAAGCTCAGAGACAATCCCCCAGTAAGCGAAGGCTGCCAAGATAATAGCCCCTACAACTTTGATAAAGTCGCCAAGAGCTATTTGAATGACCATTCCGTCGCCAGCTTTTATCATTGTAGGCTTACGTTGAGCTTCAGCCACTGTGCTCACCTCGCCAGATTGGAAACGACGAGTCGTGGATTCAGCACCAGCAGCGAGGTGGATCTCATTAGCGAGACGAACCCCTGAATCGTTATCTCCTGATCCCTTCTGTTCCATCCGTTGTGCTCCATACTTCTCTCACCCCGTCTGAAAAAGTTAGCGAACAGCGTTTCTGTTCCTTCCACGCTCCCTAGGTGGCAACTTCGCCACTGCTGCCGAAGGTGTCGGCGCAGGCTCCATTTCGACTCCGTTACGATCCCTCGCCACCCAATCCCCGTTTGGCCTGCGATCCAATCTTTGCTCAGCCATCACCAAGTCCAAATCAGCGAGCGTCTCAATAACAACCACCTCTGCTCGCGCTGCGATGAGTGCAGTCAACCTAGTATCAGTGTCCTGAGCTGCCTCCAACGGGGTCGGGAAGCCAGCGTGCGCAGCTCGCAGTGACGACCACGGTGCTGAGTCGGTCTCTCTTACCGAGCAGCGCCACATGCCGCCAGGCAGTGGCTCTACCCTAATCTGCCAGCCTTCAGCGCGACGACGCAACAGAATTTCGTCTGTAGGCACTCTATGTCACCTTCAGTCCGCCACCCGAGGTGGGCAGAACGATCGTCCCAGTTCCCTCTGTACCAGCGCTGCGAATCAGACCGGAGTCAGAGGCCTGCAGAATATTTCCGGAATCGGCCGCTGCATTGATAAGACCTGAGTTTGAAATGTCCATGTGCTTGAAGCCTGGCACTTGGAAATGAGCATGATAAACGCGAAGATCAAAGTCCAGCTCTGTGATCTTAAGTCCTTCGACTGTGAGCGACAATCCACCATAGTTCGTGATCGCGTCAGCCTCACCACTAGACAATGTCAAAGTGTACGTGATCGTAGTGTTGTTAGTCAGTGATTGATTGCCGGTGGCAATGAGAGTTGCTCCCTGCTTTAGCTTAAAGATGAGAACATTCTGAACCCCAGGGCAGTTCAGTTGTGCAGCTGTGACTGTGAGTATGTGTCCTGTGCTGACCAGTGGGTCGGCGACAGCCGACAATCCAGCCTGATAGACAAATGGCACATCCTGAACAAGCGTCTTAATGTAGTCGCTGAGATTCTCAACAGCCTCATCGATTGACTGGAATATGTTCGTTGTCCCGCCTGACTGGTCGGACCAGCCAGAGGAAGCGATGTCGCTATTGGGTCGTGCGAAGATAGGCATTAGCCACCAATCGCAATCGACTGAACAATTGCCAACTCGGTCGTGTTAATCGCTACTCCCAGCATACGTCGCCGCACTGAGGAAGATGGAGTAGGAGCTGTGATCGTAAATCCTCCAGCCGTTGATAGATAGTAGGGCGACCCTGCTGTAAGGCTGGACAATGTAACACGGCCGCTTAGTACATACACTCCAGTAGCCTCTTTGAAAGCGACCAATGCGAGTTGATCATTTGTATCAGCTTGCGAAGCGTCAGTCCATGTATTCGCTGTTGTTGTCATGCGCACAAACTTGCCGACTGTGCCACCGGTCTGGCTCACATTCAAAGTAGTGCGCGCGTCATTCTTTACGCCGAGATTAACAACAGCTGTTGCAATAGAATTGAGGTCGCTGAGATTGTTCGCTGCAAGCAAGTACAGCGTCGGATTGTGCACAATGTACACATCACGTGTACCAGCACCCCAATTTACTGCTGCGCCGTTTGGCTGCAGAACAGTAGCTCGCGTCAGAGTCTTGGCTGTGTTGTTCCAGACACCAGTGCCAACCTCACAGAGCTTTGGACCACCGACCACTGTGGTGTCGACCACGATGTAGGCGACGGTGTCTCCGTCGGCTAGATCTCCGTCTGTAACGGCGCGAGTCAAATTGCGCCAACCAGCCGAGGTTGGCTCAGACAGAGTGTACGTGCCTGTGCCTGTTGTAGATGAAGTGCTCTTACACCTGAAAGGAAAACGAAACGCCATTTGTCTTACCTCATCTCTGTGATACCAAGCTCAGTTACTGTGAATCCTGTCTGTCGATATTCGGTAGGGATATGCTTGACGGAGACATCCTCTTTCACGCGACCAACATACAGAACATCCATTGGATAGATCAATTCAGATGTATCAACACACACCACTATGTCGTGCGATGAGCCACGCTCCAAAAGCATGTCCTTGATATTTGCTCCATCAGCCTTTGTCAATGCACCAGGCTGCCATCCGAAAGACACTCTACGACGCGCACCGCACGGCCTGGTACTCTCTCCTCCATCCATATCCTCTGTCCCCACAACATTCTCGCCATGGATCATCTCCCACCCAGGCTCTGCCGAATGGACAGGAGTGATGGGCGTTCCTAGAATTAGACGCGATCCACGAACGAAACCATCACTGTTCGAATTCCACTGGAAGTCAACTCGCCACCAACGCGCACCAGATGTGCCGAATGTGTATAGGCGGTGGGGACGACGATACTTAACCATCGAAAGTTCACTACCAGCCGGGTAGAATGGAATCATGCCAGAGTCAAACGATGGATTAGCTGTGAGATCCACCTCTGAACTTGCTGATCTCAGTCTGAATTCATCGCTGTCCTCACCGTTAAAGTAGCCTAGAAAAAGTGCACGCCAATTGACTACTGCTCCCGCATCGACTGTGATAAATGGAGTCGTCGTCGTTGACTGCCAAACCAACTTTGTGCGCTGGTTCCGAAGATACGCGGCAGCAGTCCCTCCGACAGAATTGCTAGCCACCATCTCATGAATGGCGTCAGATTCCTTCGGACTAACGAGTGTTGTTAAACTACCCAAAGAGATCCACCTCCACACGGTCGGCACTTGAGCTGTCGCCGTAGAATTCAGACAACTTTACCACCATGTAATTCTTACCAGGACCGAGAGCGTAGCGTGCTAGTACGAAATTAACAATCGTCCCGATGAAGTAACTTAGTATGCCTGCCTCCAGAGTTATTTTTAGCAACCGACGATCCAGCTTCAGAATGTCAAGAACTAGTTGTGCCAATGCTTGAGCAGCAGCCTGCTCGTCGATATTGGTAACAATCTCCAGCTCGTCGGCATCAACACTGCGCAACGGGTCTAAGGCTCGTGCCACACGGTGAGGCTTTCCGTAGTCGTTGCGCGTTGCGAGCGGAACAATTCCAGCAATGTCAGTCGGACTCAGGACTGTGTGATAAGGACGATAGAGCACACGCACCTCACCCACGCGCACACCCATAGGATCATCGCGGAACCGACCACCCTTAGTCGGCTCAATTACATCAGTCTTGGTTAGGAATACAGTTGCTGTCTTGCTCTCCGGTGCAGGCGTGCGCCCACAAGTGATAGCGCCCACACGGTTCGGCCCCCACCAGGACCAAATGCTTAGGAACACTTCTTGTAGCGCTGCGTCGCGGTTAATCTCGGAATCCCAATAGAATCCATTCACAGAACTGTCTGCAGCCAGCAGCGCTGCAAAAGCAGCATCGTCAATATCGCCTGCTGACCAAGAGCAGTACTGTAGAAGGATTTTCTTAGCGATGCCTGTGACTGTGTGCTGATAGCCGCCAGCTCCGGCGTTATCTCCCTTGATGTCTCCAGTGATTGTGCCAACCGGAGTTGACCCAAGTCTCACCAAACCTTGAGCAAGACAAGTGTTGTAAGTGCCAGCAGACGGAGCAGAAGCGTAAATGTCAGACACATCGCTGCCAAAAGTAATTGGGTCTCCCTTGTCTCGCATCGCGTCTACCGCCTGCAGCGGACCGTCACTAAACTGCCAGACGCCATTTTGTGTATCAACCCAGGTCGGAGCAACTTGGCGCCTTACGCCAAATGCTAGAGGCTTTGGCTTACCCGCTAGGCTGGCATCACCCTCTAGTGTGCCAACCCATTTGATGGCTGCACCGCCAGTGAGTGTGAGCGTACCAGTACCCACTGTCGGAACAGCCGACGTGCCAGAACCCTCGTTTACTGGATTGTAGTAAGTCAGTCCAGTTTCTGTGGTGTTGAGAATGCTGTTGTAAGCTGAGAGTATTTGATCTGCCGTGCGAACAACAGACCAAATTCTGATCTCGTCGACCTCGGCATTCAGAAATGTCGCCAGATCTGCGTAGCGCAGTACTCCCATTGTACTCAATACTGTGTTGAACGTGCCCGTCACCGCCAGCGATCCGTCTAGCACTCCGTCTACGTAGACTTTGAGCAACAGGTTCGGCACATCAAGCGTCATCGACACCATGTGTGCAGTGCCGAACGTGAATGTAGTAGAACCATCTAGGACGTAGATAGTGCCTGCGTCGTTGCGCACTACCGCCGAAAACTTGTTTGCACCGCCACCCTCAGCTACTCCAATCTCCCGGAAGCCAGCGCCTGCTCCATTGCGCCAGCTCACAATCGGACGACCAGCAGTGATGCTTGCCCGCGTCCTGACTCGAGCCTCCAACGTCATGGACCCTGCTGGCGGTGTAACAGTGCCTGTCATGTAGCCGGCTGTGCCGTCACCACGCACAGCGGCTCCAAAGCCGCCATACTTATGAGGTTGCAGCGCGCGTTGCAGTTTGAACTTGGCATCACGGAACACAACCAGTGCATCGTCGAGACCTCGAGACACGCCAGAGCCAGAGCCGCGCAGAATTGGAGTGAACTCCGAGAGTGAGCCATCCTTGGGGCCTAGTAGTACCTGTGTGTCGATGCCGAGCCAATCCAGACCCATGTCCACATCTCGCAAAGCGTCGCCATTATTCAACACAACAGCACCGATGCCAGCTTGCGTACTCCCTGCCAGCGTCGGTACTGAGAGACTAACAGTGAAGTCTCCTGGGCGACGAATCGCTGGATGAAAATGCTTGTAAGGACTATCAGTTGGTAGAGAAACGTAGCCACCACCAGAGAGATCAACAGGATTTCCAAATCCGAGCGCATCCTTTGGTTCTGCACGTAGCAAGAACTCGCGCTTGGCCTCTGGGTCAGAGAGCAGACCAGTCAAAGGATCTGCGACCGACAATGACCCAGTAAACCCTCCGAGTGGAAACTCGCCAAGAGCTCCGTCTGCCATCTTACCTGCTGTCCATCACAGTTCTTTTGGTTGTCATCATAGTGGTTTCCATCAACTGAAGACGCTCATTCAAAATTTGCTGATGAGTTGAAATGTTCCCTAGTTCGTCTACCATTGCGTGCATTGTTGTGAGCTGTTCTGTGCCAACCGCGACGGTTGCCGCGAACCCAGTGTTAGTCGCCTGAATCTGCTGCTGTGTGCCAGCGTTGAATAGGGTGCTTGTAAGCAAGTTGTCGTCATGCGCAGTTGTTATACCAAGCAAACCTTGCAAGTCGGTCTGAATGTTCGGGAATTCTGCAGCGAGCAGCGCTGGTGAGAAGCTAGCCAACGCAGCAAGGTAGTCGCGGCCGACATCATCGATTGCTTCCATAGCAAATATGTCGCCAGTGCGGGCAAGATCTCGCGTCTGCTGGTACAGTGCTTGCTGTGCCTCGAATGCCTGCCTAGCAGAGACTACGCCATGGGCGCCAGTGGCCATTTCATTGAGCAGGTCACGGATGCCATCTTGGGCCTCGATCAATCTGCGCGCAAGATCGCTGAGCCCAGTTGCCACTTCACCGACAGCACTGCTAAAGTCTTCCATCTGCGGGAAGAACGTACTGCCCTCAAAGCTGGCGTCACGGATCCATCCAAGAAGATCAGACAGCGTGAACGAGAGACCTTCGAATGCGCCTGCCGCAGCCAGGGCCAATGCGGCAGACATTGCCTGCGCCTGTGCCAGTGCGAACTGGGCGTGCGCCAATTCAAGCACCACCTTAGTCGGTAGTCGCACACCGAGAGACTCCAACGAGCCAAGGAACTCGGCACCGATTTGACGTGCCGCGATGCTTTGTGCCTTGTCAAGCTTTTCGATATCCTCAGCTAGGAAGTCAGTCGACCGCCCTGCAGCGCGAGCCTCGTCGGCGAGCTTGCGCAACGCCTCGCGGCTCTTCTCGAACGCGGCCAGCATGTCGATAAGTCCACGCTGCGAGCTGCCGATACCGGCAGCTGCGTCAAGCGCTGCACGGTGGGGGGCCATTGCAGCATCGCGGCCCTGCTCAATGAGTTGATCAGCTTGCTTCTCATATTCTGCAGTGAGAGATGCTATCATGCCAGCAGCAACATCAGCCGCAAATCCCCCGTCTGCAACCTCCTTGAGCAATATCTCCAGACTCTTGCTGAGCTGTGCCAGAGGATCCTGACCCACACCAAGGAATTGATTGACGCGATCACGAATCCCCTGCCTGATCTCTGCTTGCCGACGCGCCACCTCTGCCAAACCTTGCGCTATGAGCGCGGCAGACTGCGCTGCACTGAACCCAGCATCCTTGACTCGTTTCTTGAATTCCTCCAACCAGAAGCCGGTGTCTGCGAGTTGGCGCGTAATGTCGCTGGCGCCAAACAATCCTGCCTCTTGCAGGATGTCAGCGCGCGATTGGCGTTGTGCATCGCCTCGCCCAGATCTAGGACCACGTCCTGCGTCTCTGCGCGCAGCCGCCAACGCATCGTCGAACATCGTGGCGAACTCTTCCCACTTACCAAGAGCGACCAACTGCGCCTTGATGGCTGCGAATTCAATCTCCACCTTCATCAAGGCGTACTTGTGAGCTTCTGCTGCATATTTTCCGCTGCTCTGCAAGTATTTGTACAGAGCATCAAAGATGCCCATGTTAATCTCTTGATCAGAGAGTGCAACAGGGATCTTATCTAGCTCTGCAACGTAGCGGTCAACCTCGGCCTGCAATCGAGCGATAGCAGCATCAAACTCCTCCTGAGTCTGAATGTGCGATTCGCCAAGCGCGCGATTGACAGTGGTCCGTGGGCCTGCAGCAACAGCAGCTTCCAGATCGGCGCGAGCACGGTCTACTGCCTGGCTTGCAATGGCTCCAGCAGTATCACCCAGCTCAGCGATGCCGCGCTGGAAGCTAGCTAGATTAGCGATGGCATCTGACGCCGCAGTATCAACACCCAGCAGGTTATTCTTGAGTGCTGCAGCCTCACGATCTCGCTTCGCAATTGTGGCATCAATCGAAAGACCCAATGCTTGCAGAGAAGCGACCTCAGCAACAGACGAACGGAAGATATCATACAATGCGCTACCAGATTCGCCGAGCCTCGCGTGAACAGCAGCCAATGCTGTGTCAATGTTCTTTTGGAATTCGTCCAGCTTCGTAGCTGTCGAATTCTTAATGGCGGTTACTATCTCAGAGCTGAGTCCGATGTTCGGTGCAGCCTTAATCGCTTGGATGGTAGCGAATTCGAACGCTGCCTCCATGTCCTTGCCGAAATTGACAACAGCACCATCGATCAACCTGACTAGCCACTGTGTATGCTTACCCTGACCCTTCTTGGTGATGGACATATTGCCCATCTCCTGCTTGGTCAGGTCCAACTCACCTCCGAGCGCAGTCAGGAAGTCGCGGACGTTCTTCATCACCCCCTGAATCTGAGAAAGCACCACAGCCATCGAGTGCGACGCATTTGCCGAGCTGCCGCCCTGCGGATTGGTCATCGAGCCGGGCATGCCTGAGGTATACATGCCCTGCGGACCGCCGAAGAAGATGTCCTGTGAGGCGCGCGGCGTGCCAGCTTTCGCCATTTTATTGAAGGCGATGAGAGCGACAGCCAGGAACGCTGCTGCCCAGCCTGCACCAGCTGCAGCTCCGCTGCTACTGCCTCCCGCCGCTACAGCGCCGGAAGAACTTGTACCTGAGGCTCCTAGGCCTGAGTAACCAGCAGTGCCAAACCCAGTACTGCCGCCCACTGCCCCGCCGCCGGCAGAGCCGCCGCCGAACATCCGCATGATGCTGCTCATCCACCCGCCGCCACCTCCGCCGCCGCCGCCACTACCACTGTCCGCCGCCTTGCGAATTGCAGCTTGCTGAATGGTGATCGCGGTCTTTAGCAACTCGCCCTTCAGCCAATTCGTGACGATCTCCGCCACCATGTTCGCGATGATGTTGATGAGTCGATCGACAAGGGACTCCATGATTGCTTCGCCATCAATGGCCCCTTCCTTAAGGCCCTGTGCGATGGCATCGCCGAACGCGTCTCCAACTGCTCCCGCAGCTGCCATCCCAGCCTGCATATATGACTGGAAGACATTATCGACCAACACCTCCTGCGCCATGATCATCTGGTTCAGGTGATCCTGCGCCGATCCTGCCTTGACAATCTCCTCTGTGATGTCGGCCTGTATGCGATTGTTCTTTGCGAGCCATGCATCCATGACCTCGGTGGACACACCGAGCTTGATCATTCTCTGCCTAGCCAACTCGATGTTGACTGCAAACTGCTCGCTGTCACTCAAGCTCTCAAACCAGAAGTCGAATTTGCTCTTAGCTAGCTCCTTGCTCACGCCGGTGAGAGATGCAATGTCTACTCCCTTACCAGCCTTTTCAATGAAATCCTTCAGACGGGCGAATTTGTCACCGGCCAGTTTCGCATTTAGAGCCAGCTGCACAAGCTGTGCAATTGTCTTTGCTGAAGCGTCAGGGAACTGCTTCATTACAGCTACAAGAGCTTCAGAGAATTCAACCGACTTGCCACTAGCTAATGACTCAAGCCCAGCATTTATCGCCACTACCTCAGCAGAAGCTTGCTTGAAAGCTGCAGCAAGCGCTTCACCTGCAGCCTTCTCTTCCTCGGAGAGTCGAACAAGACCATCACCAGTGATGTTGGCTGCCCTGCCAAGGGCTAGCTGCGCATCAACTTGCGCAAGTATTTGCTTGACGATATCAGACCCAATAGTTCGTTCCATTGCATTGAAGGACGCGTCCAGTGCAGAACGTGTCTTTCGTTGCGCACCCTCCATCTTATCAAACATGGCCACAAGCGCCAGCCCCGCAGGGCCGGCGAGAATGGCCATTGACTTGCCCGCGTTCAGAATCTGCAAATCAAGATCGATCCACGCGTCAACAAGACTATGAATCTTCTTTACAATATCCAGCACACCAACATCAACCGTCATCCAGAATTTGTGCCAGTTATCGTTGATCTTGTCAATAGCTTTGACCGCTAACTCAACTCCTGCACGAAATTGTCCTGTGGAATCTTTTCCAATAGTCTCGAGCAGTCTATCCCATGAATTCTTTAGCGCAGTTAAGGATCCTCCCATTGTGTTACGCATGGCAGCTGCAGCGCCAGCGTATTTAACAGCAAGTGCATCGAGCAATACTCCTTGCGCCTTGATGAGCTCCCCATGGGCCATCAAGTGCTTAACCTGCTCTTTTTGCTCGTCAGTTAAAGTGACGTTCGTTCTGCGCAGCAATGTGAGCCCACGAATTGGGTCGTCTATCGAACGACCTAGACTTTCCATCGCGCTAGCAACATCACTACCAGTAGCAGCAGCCATATCCATGGCCGCTTGTGTTACGCGCGGGAAGACCTCGTTTCCTATGTGGGTGAATCGCAGCGCTATTGTTTGTGCCTGAACAATCGCATTGTCTGTAAATGTAGAAACGCGAGACAATGCATCTGCTTGGCCTTCCAAAGCCTCAGCAACACCTTCACTTGCATTCCGGGTAGAATGAAGAACTGCTACCAATCTGGCATGGTCATTAGCATCCTCGATCACCTCCTGAGAGATGTCGTTGAACAATTTGATCGTGGCACCTGCAACAGCAGCAAACGACAGCATGCCGCTGATAGTCTTCGCCATGTTCGCCGTGAACTGATCATTCAGGCGAATTGTTCCTTCGATTATGCCAATGCTAGTGCTCATGCGACTGGCTTTCTACCTTCTTTCATCATTGCCTTGAATGAATCAAATCTCTCACGTGCTTGTAGCGCAGCTTCTTCTGGGGACAGTGGTTTCTTATTTTCTACTTCCTTCGGCACAAACTTGAGTGCACAGTCCTGTGGTGTAAGTTGCTTGGCTCCTCGTCGAGCATTGACGTTATAGATTGCTGCAGCAATGCTCCCAGACCGCAAGTCGTCGCGCTCCTCGCCGAATGGTTCCAACTGAAAGTATTCCAACCATGATAGCAATTGATCTAATGAGCCAGGCTCAGCCAACAATTTTTCAACGTGCCATATTCCTAGCTGGGCGCAGGCTCGGTATGCGAAGCGGAGGAGTCCGCTTCGCGCGATGCGTTTGGGAGCTCAACACCTCCGCTGCTAGTAATCGCCTTCATGATTGCAACCAACTGAAACGAAGGTGCCTTCTGTAGCTCATCGACGCTGCTGAACATCGGAGACCCATCAGGGTTAACCAGATGCTTTTGAAGAAACTCCACCATACGCTCGATGTGCTTTCCGTTTCCTCCAGCTGCGTCAATTTGCTGAGCCTCGGCATGTTCACTCTGAAACTTGATCATTGCTGCTGCCGAGATAGGAGTAAAGCAGACCATACCGGTCTGACCATTCTTGAAGAATCCTGGCACCTCCACCTGGCGGACATCGCTATCACCACCACGAATGATGTCTGCTGCAGAGAGCATGGGATTCGTGCGGTCTTGAGACTTCTTGTTAGACATTACCTTTTGTTCCTGTACTAGCAGGTTACTTAGGAGAACAGCACGCCATCAATCTTGACGAACGGCTCGGTGAAAGACACCGTAACATCAACCTTGCGAACGCCAGCACCCTCAGGAGCACTGTCCTTCCATGAAGTGATCTCGCCGGTCTGGATCACCTCATCTACGCCAGCCGCTCCACTCGGCCCCCAGTAGCGCCAGCCACGACGACGAAGCGCCGTGGTATTCGCAAGGTATGCCGCGCGCATCGCTACATGCACAGCAACCGAAGGGTCGTAGTTGATCGAGAAGGTCTGATCTTCTCGCTCAACAGGACCGGTGACTGCACTGTTGATGTTCGCGCCGTGCGGCGTGAACTTGGTGGTGGCTCGCGTGCCAGAGAATCCAAGGATGTCGCCCTGGATACCTGGAACACTTGTGAATGTGCCACTCACAGGTGCTGCGATTACTCCTGCGACTACAGATCCTGACTCGAAAGCCAGTGTCGCATAGTGGCCAGATTCCACGCTCATAGCTCTCTCCTTTCGTGGCTCATGCGGCCACTGTTATATTGAAATTTCCATCAAGCGCAGCATATACGGCATTTGCTCGCGCTTCTGCGACAGCATAGTTTGTTGCTGTAATGACCAACTGTGCTGACAATCGTTTGAATTTAGTTGCACCAATTCCATGCGGCCTAATTGGTGCAGTACCACCAGTATTGATCACAGAAATGAATGGTCCTGCGCCAGCAGGGAGTGCGACACCAGGGCCGGAGAAGATGTCTGTTCCAAAAGTGCCTAGACCAGCAGTGTTAAGTATCTTCACGATACACAGCACCCAAGAGGCTACTGGCTCTTGAGCCACAGCACTAAAGTTGACAGAAAACTGATTACGATTTTGCCCATCAAGCCCAATTGGAAATGGTTCCTGGTTTGCAGTGATAGAGAGGAAGCGAGTGCTCATTCTTCCACCTCGACACTAGCTTTTTCCTTCGCAACGCGCGCAGCAACTCGCTCAGCCATACCAGGTATGGCTTCCATGAGTGGACGCTCTAGGTACTTCGGACCAGTACCAGGAGGATTGAATGTGATTGTCTTTCCTTCCCAGCTAGGAGGACTGGAACCAGAAGGGTGTTCATGAACTGCAGTCGCATAAGCTGCTGCCGCACCACCGAAACCCAACACAACAGAGAAAGCAGTACCTCTACGCGCTGGCTTAGACACAAAGCCGCTGTTGCGCAATGTGCCACCCATCTCCTCTGCGACCGGTGTTACTTTTTTTGCGGCTGTCATTACGAACTGTGCTTCCTTATATAACGCGCGCTCGATCTTGTCAGGGAACTCTTTTTGTATTGCCTTGATCTTCGCGCGCATCTCCTTGATGCCTTTGAAGACGATGCTAGCAGCCCCCACTAGGCCATCACCTCATCAGTCACGGCTGCTCCAGCAATGACAGCTTCCAACTGCAGGCGGAATGCTTCGCCAATTGCCGACCACTGTAACGATGGACGAGCAGTAAGTGCCAGTCCACGCTCGCTGAATTCTCGGCGCAGTTCCTTATAGGCGTACATGCGCCACAAAGCTCTGACCGTCTCGTCCCTATCTGGCACTCCACCAATGGTGTACGGAAACATATTCAATGGAGCTGAGAGCGCTGTTGCTGTGCAAGGCACCTTCATCACTGCATCTTCTGGCCACTCTCCTAGTGCGCTCCAATCTGGAACGATGCAAGGAATCCCACAGGCCATGGCTTCATGCGTTGTCAGGCCCCAACCTTCGCCTTGTGTCGTGGTAAGGACGACGTCGAACGCTCTATACACTTCTGCCATCGTATGCTCGCTGAGCTCATTGCCAATGCTCGGCACATTCATCATGATCCGATTCTTCAGAACAGAGCCATAGTATGCAGCCACCGCTCTGACATCGCACGCCTTTTCACCAGTCGCAGCGATGTGCAAAAAGAGATGAGCATCCGGGACATTGTGCCTTTCAATGAACTCAGCAAAGTAAGCTATGGCCAAATCGATCCTTTTACGAGGCTGATTTCGCCCAACGACGCCGACGATGAATGCATTCATCGGCACTTCCGGCGGGCAAATTAGCAGACGAGCCTCATTGCGATCGCCAGGCTTGAACACAGAAGTATCCACACCTAGCGGAACGATTGAGGAAGTGCCGGTGTAGCCGCCCTTACGCAGCTCATCGATAGCAAATTGCGTCCATGTAACGATGTGTGCAAGTTGATTCAATTCATCACTCATCGGATGATTTTTTGCATCAACTGCAAGCCACCCCACGACCGGAATTCCTTCAACTCCTTTTTCCTTGAGAGAGTCAAAGTACTCGTCAACGTTCCATGGATCCTGAAGCAGCACAATCACGTCAGGCTGGAGATCAGAGGCGAGCACCGCCAAGCGCTGTGCCCCAAACAAGTCACCCTTGCCGCGTCGTTGTGCCACATAGATCGGATATGGATATCGTTGCTGTAGTTGCCATCCACTTGCATCTGCTTGCGAGTCTCCAGACTCGTTAATACCAAGTACAGCAACCTGATGCCCTGCAGCATGCAATGCACCGCATGCCGCACGCGTACAGCGAGCAAACCCTGTGCTCACAGTCGGCGCGTCACCAACCCAGAGGACCTTCAATGTCTTACCTCGCCAACTTCGCCGACAGATACGCCGAATGCACTACGCTTTACATTGTGAATCTGTCCATTGCTTATCTTGACGCGAATCCTGTTTGGAGTCTTATTGTCGAGCAGCACGACAGTCTCACCAGCCCTGAGCAATATGTCGCAGCACAACACACGCAGATCGCTTCTGAGGGTATAAGTCTTACCGATTTTCACGCCGCCACTTCCTTCTCGCCAATCTGCACGACGCCTGGGAGAGGGAACAGCAAGTTGCCACCAGCTCTGAGGAACTCGCGCTCGCGCGCGATGATAGAGTCGCGGAAGTGCCACGGCATTACTAGAAACTGGTCTGGCCTCATAGCGTGCGCTTCTCGTTCTGAGATAATTGGGATCATCGACCCAGGAGTGAAGCAGCCAAACTTCTCCTCATTCACCTCCGCGAAATACGGAAGCTCACGGCTAGTCAGGCCACAGTACTGCAGGATTACATTACCCTTGGTTGATGCTCCGTATCCGAAAGTCCTGGTCCCACGAGCTGAAGAGCGAGACAAAGCAGAACACAAAGAGTCGCGATGCGAAGCAACAGAGGAGGCGAACCGACTGTAAGTGCTAGCTGTGATCGATTCTTCTTCGCGAAGCAATTCGTACACAGCCGGTTCCGTTCGATAATTTGACGCAGCGTGAGCCATCACGACTGCAAAACTACCACCATTCGCATTCGTTCTCGTTACATCAATCACGCGCAGGCCTACACAACGCGCAATATATGCAATTTGCCGCAATCCGTAATATTCCACGTGCTCGTGGCATACAGTATCGTAGGAGTTCTGATACATCATCGCTGGCATGTAGCTCTGTTCGGAGACCCAAATTCCATCGTCAGCAAGTACATCTGCAACATCACGAGCAAACCCCACAGGGTCAACCAAATCGTAGAACATCGCGATGGATGTAACTAGCTTCGCCTTCTTACTCCCGAAGCAACGTTGCCAGAGTGCTTCTGTGAAAAAGTCAGGAATTTTCTCAATGTGATCAGGATAGTAGTGACCGAATTTACGAATGGTTGGATCCACTCCAACCAGAGTCACTCCTGGCGCAAAAAAAGACAACAAGGTCCCATCATTACTGCCAATGTCCAGAACAATGTCGGGCTCTTGCAGTGTATCAACATGGGACATTGCGAATGAACAAACATGACGTAAGTGCTCGATCATCGCCTTGTTCAATCCAGAACGATATCCGTATCCATCACCATAAAGCAAGTGTGCCGGATAAACATGCCGCAATTGAACAAGCCCGCAATCGCCAACACATCGCACAAGCCGTAACGGGCCTTCAGGAACAGCTTCATCAAGACTCGCAGGGAACAATCCTGTCAATGACTGCACACCCAAATCGAGCACTGGAATTAGGTCATTACAACCACATACCAGACACCCAGCTGTGAGCGTGCCGATCACAGCGCCACCATAGCTTCTTGATTTACCCTGTCGTACTGTGGACCATAAGGTGAATGCCTCGTCTCTGGAGCAATCCGAAGAGAAAGACCTGGATTGTTCCATGGCAAAGTAAGCGTCTCTTCGCCATTAGGACCGCCCCACTTTCGACAGTAGTAATTCCTATTGCGCACAAAGGTGTCGTGGTTGCGACGATTCACCTCTGGGTCACGATAGATAGTGCCACTCCCGACGTGAGAGACAGAGGTTCCCTCGCACACTGTCTGGCCCAAGCCTGACAGAGTCGCGCGTCGACCATAGTCGCAGTCTTCAAAATATGCAGGGAACAGATTTTCATCGAAGCAACCAAGAACCTCAAGTGCAAGTGGCTGTAGTGCGAAGCATGAATAGCCATGAGAAGAAACGGCCCTCTTGGCGCGCTCATGGTATCCACCGCACACAACTATGAAACCATCACGATGGTTCACTGCGTGCTCTGCCATGCGCCTCAGGTCACCAGCTCCAAACACAATGTCGTCATTAGCGATGATCACGACATCTGCACCATCTTCATAGCAGGCAAGCACACCTTCGTTCCAAGCACGTGCGAGACCTGCATTGTGCCGAATATCGCGCAATTGACACGCCGAGCCGTACCGCGCCGCAACATCATGGCAAGCCTGCACAGTTTCCTCATCGTTGGAGTGTAGGAACAATTCAAAACGCAAGGCATCGCTGAGAGTGAAACCATCAGCGCTATCAACCAAACGAACCAAGTCACGTCCAGAATTGTACGCTGCGATTACCAATCCGATGTTCATGCCTGTACCTTTTTCAATACTAGTGATGCAAACGTATAACCGTGCACGTGTGCTCCGCGATCAGTATAGTCTGGCGTCCCGAGCAATTCAAACCCAGGCGCATCGTTGATCAAGCGGCTCAAACGCGCGACATTATACGTTCGCAGATGCCCAGATACTTGTGGAACTCCGTCTGGCCAAAAGTCCACAGTAAGGATAAGCAGACCGCCTGGCCGCACGAAGCTCTGCAAGCGACGAAAGAAATCGCGATCTTCCTCGATGTGTTCCAATACTGATAGACATGTTACTGCATCGTAAGTCCTCCGATCATCATAACTCATGATGTCTTGCTGATGATAAACCAAAGGACGCCCAAGCGTCCAGGCTTGATGAGCGACCCATTCCAAACAATCGCCAGGGTCAACCTGGACCACAGTAATTCCAAGCGACGCGGCAGCGGGAGCGAAGACAGAGCCGCCACCACCCACATCTAACACCGAGAAGCACTCACGCGATCGCAGCACATTGAGCGCCAGTCCATACTCCCATGCGCGTAGAGGGTGCTCAAAGCGGTGGGCGACGCTGGCGAGTTGCTCGTTGATGTTAAGGACGATTGCAGACTCCTCGAAGTTGTCTGCAGGATCATATGTCTTCGAGTAAATGATAGGCTGCCTGGCATTGATGCCAAGAGAGTACAGAATATCGATCGCCGACGGGTTAACAAGATAGTGGTTATACGGTGACTGCACCCAATGTCGCTCGTCCCAAGAGCGCCCGTCGTGTGGCACCACCTTCGGCATTGAGAAGCCATTAGCAAGCACGAGCATTGCCGAAGACAACCCAAAAAACCCGCCGGAATCGGCAAGCCACGGCAAGATCTCTAACATGTCAAGGCCCGTCAGATCGAGGCTGCGCCCTCTGCCAATATACTCACCAAATGCGCCAATTTCGACGACTGGTATAGGACTCAGGCCAATTACCTCACGGAACAAATCCGCATAGCTCGTCTCGCCACGAGCTGCCAACACTGTGTACGATCCGCTGCCAAGCGTCGCACGCTGATAGAAGTCGTAGCGAACATCGCAGCCTCGCCAGTCAATTCCAGACTGAGAGGCAATGAACTCATTGAGTGGCCGATCAGGAATCGTCCTAAACCCCAGGTGATGCACAGCGTCATAGCCATCTGGCACTGGCATTTGCCATGGCTGAACGCCGCAATCAGCGCGCTCAGGAATGTAGTCGCCAGCTACTATAGCGTGTCGTATATAAGGTTGTGCTTGTACAAGATCGAGAATGGGCCGGCAATACTCGCTCGTGTAGAAGTCAGCCTTACAACCATGAATTTGGCACAGCGCACGCACTGTAGGCAATGCGTAGAGCGCGTCGCCAATCTTACCAGGATGGGTGCAAGCAATCACTCGCAACCTCGATCATAGGTCTTGGTGATGACTGTGATTCCATCCTCACCAAAAAGTTGGTCGATGTGTTGCACCAATCTTGTCCTGTGAGCATTCAATCGCTGCGCTTGACGTGCTGCGGCAGCAGTTGTCTTATCGTCTTGATCAGACATGACGATTTCCTGCGCCAACCAAGTAGCACGAAGAACAATGGCGAGATCGAAAATGAGGACACCGGCACCATCGCCCAAGTGACGATCGAGTGCATCAACGAGCATCCACATGCGCGCGGCAAGCTGTGCGTCACCATCTGGTTTCTCTGAAATGCGAAACGCCAGCGTCGCAGCCTCATCCACTAACTGTCCTGTGCTCTTTACCTCGATGCTGCTCATCCGAGAAACACCTCTGTGGCAACAGGGATGCCAGTCACTGCATCAATGAATCCTGCCATATCAAGAATTGGCCCAGTAGTCCCGTCAGGAAGCGTGATCTTGTCGTCGTCACCGATGCCTGCGCCACCAGTGGCTGCCACAAGCGCATCGATGTCGAGGAATGTCACTGCAGCGCGGCTGACAGTAAGCAACCCTGTGGTCGTGCGCACTTGTGTTTGCTTCCAATCCACGATTGCTTTTAGATCAACTGCTGCTGCGTATGTTTTGTCGCCAAATCCATCTTGCCCAGTGAATCTTTCGTAAGAGACTGAAGGTTGCAGATCCTTTGTTACCTTATCGGCAACCTTTACGCCCGAGCGAATGACACCTAGCAAACCCATTGGCTACATAGCACTCAAAGACGCACGGAGCGCCGGAGTGATGACCTCATCAGTAAGCCAACTGGGCACCAGCAATTCCATAACAGCATCAGGCAACACCTGCCGCTCGATCATTTCCTTGAATGTCACAGCCACCGAACCTGCACGCACAGAAGTGATTCCCTGAAGCGACACATCATTATCAAGCGTGCGATCAACGATGAGCAATTGCCCAGCCAACTCAAATTGAGCTTCCTTTAAGGATTGCGGAATTGATGTAGAGCCAGTGCTTGGAATAGCCCTTCCAAGTCGATCAAACATTCCCTCGCGCCCCCACGCCAGCGCCTGTGTCGCTGTGGCCACTGTGCCTGTCCACGCGCGTGAAGTAATGTAATACGGGTATCCCTTTGGTCCACCTGCCTTATCGCGGTGCAGTCTCTTGCGTGCCACCGCGAAAGAATCCAGCACGCGTGTGGCCATGATCAATGCTGCCTTTTTCGGCTCACCAGTACCTGTTGGCCATGGCGTTGCTAGTGGCACACGAGCCTCAAAATAGAGGTCTGCCTCTGCCAATGTCCCGTAGGAATTTGCAGCCGCGTGCCCAGGCGTCGCTTCAATGGTCAATGCCACAGCAGTCTACCCTTTCAGCTCTGCGCGCTTTGCATCGAGAGAGTCGAGCACACCCTTGCGATTCTTGCCATCTTCCTCGGCCTTGGCCACGGCATCAACCTGTGCGACCGTAGTGAGGTTGGCAATTTCAGCAACTGCGTCAGCTACCGTGCCTTCCAGAAAACCGAATGTCTGAGGCAACTGTGACTGCTGTGGTTGCTGAGACGTGTCGACAGGCCGCTTCTGCCAGACCAACTCGAATCGATCCAGAAGACCCGCAGCACGATCATCATCCATTTCCAACTCATCACCAGCCTTCAACACCTTGCCACCTTCGTAGTGCTCGTTGCCAGGCTTCAGTCTATATGTGCCCTTATTCATCTTGTAGCCTCCTTCGTAACTCGGATCACTCGTTCGCTTTCTCTCGGCGGCCACCACTTGATGCTATCTGTCGTATTCCCGAGCGCATCTTCTAGATAGAGCACATCTCCGGCCTGCAGCAACTTGATTATAACAGACTGCAAAGGCGAGTCATAATGCAGTTCAACTTGCCGACCAATGTCTGCTCCTTCATCATCAAGCAAACGCGTAACTGTGAATTTGGAACAAGGAGGAATCTCCTCCTTGGTCCATTCACCACCGGAGTTGCGAACTACCTTAACAAACATACCTATTCCAATGCTTTACGAAATGACGTAGATGCCGCTGCGATCAGCCGCCGTGGCCCGGACCACTGGCACCTGAATGGCGAACACCTTCATCGCCACTGCCATACCGCCGTAGATGTCCCACTGAATGGTCTGAATGCCCTCGCCGTCGGCGATGGCGACCACGTCACGGGTGGCCTGGAACACTGTGATCGTGTTGGCCGGCTGCTGATCAGCAATGATGATCTTCTGCAGACCCTTGATCTTCATGATGCGATCGTTGATCGTGACGCCAGGATACAGCGTGCTGTAATCGACGTCGACTACATCACCATAGGCGCCAGGGAGCAGAACCCAATACGGACCATAGAACCGCTTGGTCCGCAGCACGGCGACCGCCGTGCGAATGTCGTTGAACATGTCGAGGCCGGTCTTGGCGACCTGTGCCCAGTTGCCGTTGGTGCCGAAACCACCGGTGTTGCGCTTGGGGTGGTTGTTGAGGCCATAGACTGTCTGACCACCATAGGTCGGACCACCGATGATTGTCATCTCCTCAATCTTCTCACCAACCAGCCCGCCCGACAGGCCGACCTGCAGCGTGTCGAGCGGCTCGCCACTATCACGGCTCGCCTCCAGAGAACGCAGGCCGATATTGAAGTCCTTGTGTGTGATGGGAAGCGGCACACCGAGGTGGTCGAACTCGGTGCGATCATTGTCGCTGCGAGCCAATCCGTCAAGCGACACGATGGCAGGAGTCATGTTGGTGATCCTGTCCCACTGGAACACAGTCTTGCCCATCGCGTTGGGGATGGGGATTCGCAGGCCTGCAGCCAACAGGTCGGTGACGAGCGGAGAGCGGACCAACCCCTCGCGCACCGCTACCTTATCGAACTCAATCCATGCATTGAACGGAAGTGTGTCGAGGGTGCGCAGCTCCTTGGGGCTGAGCTTACGCCCTTCCTTCAGGGCCTTGAGCAGCTGCTCGCCGGCCCACCGACCGCCGGTATCGCCGCTGCTCATGAATGCGTTGGCGCCATCGACGCGCGCCGGAGTAGCTTCGGACATCTCAGGTTCTCCTTGCGCTCTGGCGCGGTTAGAGGATAATCACAACGAGGCGGTCGCCGCCAGCAGCACTCGACGGAGACTTGTCGTATGCAGCACGTGCGATGGGCTTGGTGGTACCAGCCTTCAGGCGCCCGGCACCGTCCGACTCCAGCTCAGCACCATCAACGAAGGTGCTGCCCGAGTCGACGATGGCATTGACGCGTTCCCCAGTCTTGAAGAAGCCGGCCTTGATGTAATCGAGCGCAGCGTATGCCACGTCGATGCCCTGGCCAAGCTCATCGCGCTCCAGCGCGAACCAGGGACCAGCAGCGCCAGACGCCGTGGCATGCTTGCGCCACTTGCCGGCGTTGACCTCGATGAGATGGCCAGGCGTGATCGCAGCGCTGGCCTGCTTCTGCTCGTCGACATTCGGCTCGCCGCGCACTGCGATGACGCGGCTGCCGGTCTTTTCGCTTCCAGCCATGGTTATTGTTCTCCTTGTACTTTCTTGTCGTTTTTCTTATGCCTCGTTGGAGAGCCCACGCATGGCACGTGCCGACTTCTCCATCGAGGGCGGCGGCGGAATTACCTGCGGCTCACCCTCGGGTGCCAGCGACGGAACGAATCGCGCGCTGTGATCCTTGGGTGTGGCCTTGGCCAACTTGGCCACGCGCTCGAGCTCGGACACCTTCATAGCCTTCAGATCGGCATCACTGTAGGCGTCCTGCTTGGTAGCCTTGATGGCCACGAGCAACTCGGCATGGCGAGCACGATCACGCTCCTGCTCGCGCGCGGCCATCGCACGCAACGCCTGAAGCTCCTCAGCCTGAATCGCCACCACGCCCTCGGGCAGCTTCGGCTCAGCCGGTGGATCCTTCTTTTCATCGTCCTTCTTCTCGTCGTCCTTCTTCTCAGTATCAGCAACCGATGCCTCCAGCACTGCGAGTCGCTCTGCGGGCACGGCAGTCAACCATGCGCGATCGCCTTCGTTGAACTTGCCAGACTTGATGAGCGCCGCGACGCGCTCTTCGGGCTTGTCCATCTTCGTCTCCTTATTTGCGTCGTCGACGCGGTTATGAGCACAGCCGCACGATGCGGCTTTCGGTTCCTTCTGTGCACATTCAGCACCCAAGCTAACTGCATGATCGTGGACCGTCTGAAGCATCTTCTGGTCGCTCGCTGAGTGGCGCTTGCCTGCAGCAGCGATCAGTTCTGTAACCAGCTCCAGTTCCTCAACTTGCTCCACATCTACTTCCGCTGCAATTTCGCGCGATGTATCATCCTCTGTGCCAACATCAGCCACTGTGAGCTTGGCAAGCAGAGCCTTGAGTCGGTCAGCAACTGTCATGGCAGACTCCTTTGAAGACGATGGCGGAGGCGGCTTTTCGTGGACAATGGTTGAAGGCGGTGTGACCGGAGTCGTAACCGCCGGCTCGTCCACGAGAGACAGACCCTCCGCCGAAACCATATGACGCATGGCTCGAACGCCACACCCCATTTTGTTTGAGCATGCGCCGGTAGCGCCAGGAGGCAATAGCGCAATATGGTCGCCTTGAAGATCGCGCCAAATGCCGACATACTTTTTGCCGTTGGGAGCAACACCGCTCTTGTCTTCGACCTCAACCTCTACACCAACACTCACTTCAATGGGCTCGTTTTTCTCTGCCCGCTGCAGAGCACTCAAGGCGTCACCGCCGAGCCGCTCGGCACGTGCACGGTCGATCCATGCATCCAGGATCATGCGCCCATCAATGAAACGAGGATTATCAATACGGCCGAACGCGTGGCGATCAGCAATATGCGCAGGATTGGCCGAGACGTAACGGCCATCTACCTGCGGATGATCCCCAACAACAGGGCGCCCACACCAACTCATGTAACCACGCCGAATCTCTTCAGCAGGTACAAATTCTGGAGTATCACTGTTAGCTGCGTGCACCACCTCATCACCGATTAGCACTGTCAAGGGAACAATCAGGTGTGGGCGTTCCTGGAACAGTGCAGTACGCAACTGCGAGCCAACAGCATTGACGAGTGTGAGGTAGCGAAGCTCGCTCATAGTTGTGCCTCAACTAGTCCGACGCTGCAGCGACAGCGCGGATGCGCACCATCACCAGGCTCGATCTCAGTGCCGTCTTCTGTCACGAAATTCTCGCCTATGGGCACTTTCTGCCCAGCAAGAAACTCGCAGATATCGCAAGAGACCTCGTCATCAGTGAAGATCCACTCCATCATCTCCTGCCCTGAGAGCAAGCCTGCCTCGCGTGCCTGGTTCCACAGCTCAACTTGCCCTGCGCGCGCAGAGTTAAGACTTTCAGTCTGAGCAATCATGTCAGCACGGTCTGCAATGAGCTCACGAGTGTACCGTTCGGCAGCCTTGTCGATCTTCTCACGACTAGCGCCATCCTCGGCCATCTCAGCCCGCAGCCGTGCCACTGCGCCGGCGCCTTGCTCGGTGAGGCCGATCATGGCGCGAATCAGTTTTGCTGTTTCGCGTGGCGGTCGACCCTCAGTGAAGGCTTCAGCGATGATCTGCCGAATGCCTGCGCGTGTAGCTTTGTTGATGTCTGTGATGAGTGTGGCGCTGTGCTTGAGCGCGTGGCGCACGGCCATTGGATTGGTGCGGTCGAAGGATGCAAGAATCATTTCTTCACCGTCTGTCGCCGCACTGCGTTGGCGCCGTCTTCCATGATGTCGAGAAGGGTGCCTGCCAGTCCGTGCCGTGGTGCTGGCTTGAAGAGCTTGGCGTGGCGCTCGCGCGCCTCAAACCCAACCGCGACAGCCACGGCGCAGAGGGCGCGGATGCGCGAGAGGCGGGCATGGTCCATCAGGGAGTCCACTCTTGCTTGAAGATTGCGAAGATCAGGTAATCAGGAGTGTTGTCTGAATAGCGCTCAAACTTCATCTGCCAAGATTCGAGCACTCGGCCTTGCTGGCGATGCTCCGAGATGGCCGTCTGGAAGTTTGATGCAAGCTCAATGTCGTAGCCGCCGCCTATCAAGACAACCACCTGAGAACCAATAGCAAGCAGTCCGCCGACGTGATCGCTCGCCACTATAGGCCCCCACCCACAAGCTGGATAACGGATTTGTTGCTATCGGCATCGCTGAAGACAACTTCAGAAACAGAAGCCATCAGTCCTTCGAACCGAGCATCGCCGATATAGTTCTTTCCAAGCCCAGGCTTGAGGTATGCAACACACGCATGTGGAATGTACGTTGGATGTGTGTCTGTTGTGACGAGCGCTGAAGCAATCTTCTTGTTAAGTCTCTCAAGGTCCATACTGGTGACTGAAACATACAGCACGTCGTACTCTTCAGATGCAAAAATTGCAGTCTTACCGAGCTTCAGTGCTGCTGGTGCTTGACCCGCGAGAGCAGAGCGAACCTCATCGGCATCTTGGGTGTGCAACCCGTACTTCACTGTGACATGCGGATCGTTCTCACGTCCATCGGCAGCAAGTGCAGCATCAGGAATCGTGAGACTATATGCTAGCAACTTTTTAGCAATTTCAGGGGGCAGCTGCACTTGCGTAGAGGAGAACTTTCGCTCCTTGTCGATTGCTCTTCGCTCGCTTGCGACAGCAAACAGCGTCGCCGCCTGCGCCGGCAACTCCTCGTCCAGTAGCTCTCCGAACAGTGCGACAGCTGCGGCGAGTAGCTCCTCGGCCTTAACGCGGTTGCCCTCTAGCGCAGCCTGCTCTAGCGCCTCCATGTCTACTTTGTCACGTACACGATCAAACGCAGAACGAAATGCTGCTTCCAATCGTGGCGCGTAAGCATCGGCAACCTTATGTGTTGCCTTCCATGCAGGCTCGGCGGCAGCACGCTGCGCATCTTCTTCCGTTGCATTATCGTCTTCAGCGCCAGGAAGAGGCACACCAGGCAGAACAGGAGCAGGAGGTGGCTTAGGTAGTTCTTCCTCTGGTATGGGATCGAGCCCCCATATGCGATTACGAATCTCAGCAGAGGTCATGATCGGATCGCCACCAGCATTCTTTTGTGCTTGATTAGCAGTGGCAATCGCACCAGCAGCTGCAGTCTTCTCCGACTCGGACATTTCCTCTTCTACAGGCCACTCAATCTCGTATTTGCCATCCTTCGGCTCTGGCAGTTGGCCAACCTCAATAAAGTGATCCACGAGTTTGCGCAACGCCGGCTCTGCGACCGATGTGCGGCGCGTAGCAACCTCATCATTGAAGTTGTCGTCCTCACTCTTGCCGGTCATCTCGCCGATGCCGCTACCCAGTAGCTTGCGCTGCGGAATCCCCTTGGCTGCGGCAATCAACGCAATGACCAACTTGGCACTACTGTCGAAGGGGAATGGGCCACCGCTCAGCGCGTCTAATTCCACGCCTACAGTCTGAAACAATCGGCGCTGATTATGCTCGTACTCCGCATATTGCTCACTGATCTTCTCCTTGAGCGCTGCTAGATCAGAGTCAGACATACCAGCAGCCATCTCAGGATCGAACTTCGCGTTCATCCCGGGATGCGCCCGATGCCACGCAGCCTCGCCACCACCACCAACGAGCTTGTCTAGATCATCAAGCTTGTTCCACACAGAGCGAAGACGAGGCTCGCCGAAGATATCATCGGCAAGATTTCCCTCAACAAAATGAATGATGTGAGAATGATGAACGCGACGGGTCAAACCAGCAACAGAACCAGGCACTGGAATGCCTGTCACTGTACCTAACCTTACTTGATAGAACAACGGTTGCCCGAAGCGCTCGCTCTCCTTGTCTGCGTCCAGTGACTCGACTGTGCACTGCTCTTCACCCAGAGGCTGCAGAGACAGAACGGGCAACTTGCCATCACGCTCTTGTTCTAGGTTTTGTGCGGAACCGAGCAGCATCACTCCATAGCGCCCAAGCCCAGCGAGGACATCAAGCCGCAGCATGCGAGGCCACACCTGTAGCTGCTTGAACAGCTCCTTGGCAGCAGTCTCAAATGGCGTCTCGGTCTCTGTGTCATCGTCATCATAGACACAGCCCTTGGCACCCCAAGTCGCCTTGGGGAATGCCTCGACGATAGACTCAGCAATATCGCCGCGCTCGTAGCGCGTGCGATACATGGCTGGCGTAATGAAGTCAGCGTAGCCTAGCGCCTTGCTAACGTTGCGCTGGCCACCGAAGGTAAGGTTAGCACGCTCGGCCCATTGTGCGCGGCCAGCGATGGCAGATGCTGCAGCGCGCAACCACGCAAGCATGCCGTGGTCGCTGCCGTTTTGCTCCGACGAGGCTCTTGCCACCCTTGCCGGGCTCCACTTCCTCGGTGGGAGTCCTGGGCCGGTCCCCGCGCGCCGGGGACGGGGCGGCCGGCGCGTAACAGCCGCCCCTAGGCCGCTAAGTATGGGGCCAACGGGGCGGGGGCCAACGCGGGTGGGCCTAAGTCGCTGAGGCTACGGGCGGTTCCCACCCGCCGTCGGGGAACACGTACAGCGAAAGATCGGAATCACGCACATGTGCACGAATATTGTAAATTGATTCATCTGGTGCCCAACCACGTGCAGGACCGATGACGAAGCGCTCTTCAATATGAAGATGTCGCATTGACTCTGCGATATATTGACTGCGAGCGAGTTGACCTGCGAGAGCTTTTGCTTCTTCTATTGCTCTTTGCCATGTAAACATGTCAATCCCCAATCCAAACGCGCTTGCCACTGCGCACACGCTCAACCGCATAACGCAGCGAATCAATCACGTGATTCTTCTTGTCCTCAAGCACAGGAGTAACAAGACCAGTCATCTTGTCTGTCTTATACGAGTACATGGTGAGTTCATCAATCGTATGCTTACATCGTGGGTGAACAATGATGTCATAATTCTGAAGAAAGATGACACCTTCTTTAACGCTGTTCGGCCCCTTGATTGCTGCTGTGATCTTGGGATAGCCATGCTTCTGTAGATACGAGATCGTTTCTGGTCGTGCGCTATCTGCAGTGATTGTCCATTGTCTAGCCATGCCGTGTGCTGGAAGATCTCTACACCACACAGGGATCTCACACCCACAGGCATAGAAGCGATTCGGTCCAGGCTTGCCATGCTTCGCTATGCTCGTACATGGAACATTGGGTATCTCACAACCACAGGTAGCACGATCAAACAGATCAGGCAGATCATCAATCTCACATCCTATCTTGTATGCCTCTCGATCGATGAACAGCTGATTGCCTACTACAAAGCAGCGAATAAGAACAGAAGGATCAATCGAGAATCCCCAGTCACCACCAAACAGGAATACAGAATTCTCTGGTGTGTCGAATTCCTGCACCGTCCAATTCTTAAAGACGCGCGACTCGGCATGCTTCTCATACTCACCACGCCAGATGTGCGCATACTTTTCTGGGTCGCGCCTCTGGTCCCACTCCATCTCCTGTCGCAGCACTTCCGGGAACCACGGATTGTCAGTGTAGTTAACCTTGATGACCACAGCATCTGGAGGCAGGTCTGTGCCACGAAGAAGCACATCAACAGGATCTGTCGCATGTTTTGGATTCCAAGAAAACCACAATTCCGAGTCAGGCAAACGAATCGTAGGGCGAAGCAATGTCAGTGAGCGATCAGAAAGTGACTGCGCTTCCTCTACCCACGCAATATTGAATCCTTCGAGCGACTTGATTGACTCGGCCGTCTGCTGATGCATGCCTTGAAAAATGATGATGCCACCACCAGGCGTGGCGATGTGTGTATTCATGATGCGGAATTCTTTGTGAAGCGCATACTTAGCGATCTTGTCTTCCAGCAACCGCTTCACAGACTGTTCCAATGATCTCTGGTATTCACGGATACAAACCGCCCTCACGGTCTGCTCCATACATCGCTTGATCAGCAACTCAGCGAAGAAATGACTCTTGGCCGAACCGCGCCCTCCGTGCGCACCCTTGTAGCGACTGGGCGTCAGCAATGGCTTATAGGCATCTGGAAATGTGATGTCTAACTGACGATGAGCTGCTGTAGTGTCCGTGAGGCCATCGCCCCACTTCTGTAGCATGCGAGCCCAGGCTGACTGCTGCTGATTAGGCATGCTTGATCAACAGAGCTGTATAGTAACGCTCACCTTCATCTGCCGTATGCGAGACAACTGTCCAGCCTTGATCACGCAGCATCTCTAACAATCCAACAAACTCCTCGCGATCCTTGGATTCAACCAGCCCTGTGTTACCAGAACCTGTGACAAGGCTACACAAACCGTACTTCATGGTGTTCTTGCTAATTAGCGGCATCACAGACCACATCCTTTATGTATCATTGCCATGGTCAATCCCTTGCATGTATGCAATGCAATCACGCGCAACTATCGATCCAATTTTGAATAGCAAGCGACGTGCCACTTCAAGATTGTTCTTAACATCAACAAGAGCATCGTGTGCGCTGCCATCATACTTAATGCCGAATCGTTCCAGCAGTGCTGGCATGTTAAGGGGAATATTATCCATACCATGCTCCATAAACATGACCCAGCAAGCAAGATGGTATGTGTCCAGGCATCGATACTCACAAGGAAAGAAGCGGTCTGGACCGTACAGCGCGCGCAAGTGTGGAATGTCAAATGCTGCGATGTTATGCCCTGCCAGGCGAGCAACAGAATACTTCTTGTGTGGAGGTTTCTTTCCAACCATGGGCACCGACTTATGCCGATTGAGGAATGCGTCGATTAAGGATTGTGCCTGTGCGCGTGACTTGATGTTGGACCGTTTGTTCCAGACATCAACACACTTGATAAACTCTTCACGATCTGGGACAAGCTTCTCTTCAACAGCAACCATATTGCCCGTGTACCCCGTCAGATGTGCGAACACATTGCCTCTCATTGCCTCGATCTCCCAAGGATCGTCAAGGACATGAAAGGCAATCTTGTACTCTACTTGCTCTACAGAAACAAGCGTCTTTGCGTCAACTGCAATGGCAGCAAACTGAAGAATGTGATGCTTACCTGGCTCTCTGCCTGAGGTCTCAAGATCGAAGAAGACTAGATGGCCATTATTGCTGGTCATAATTGCCCTTCAATACAGAAAGGATTACTTGTCTAGCACCTTCCACATCACCACTCTCAAACATCCTTCGAGCCTCGGCCACCTCATTAGGCCAAACAGGTCTTGTCTCCATGAATCGAATGGCACCATTAACAGAGTTCACCGAAATCTCATTGAGGCGATCGAGAAGTTCGTTAGCTTCTCCTCTCAGTTGACGCCGTCTTTGCCGGTAGCAGCACTCAATCTCATAGGCGATGCGCTTCTTCTCTTCTGAGACGCTGCGAGGTCCACTCATGACTGCTCTCCCTCTACAATCTCTGCATCGACTGTGTCTGGCAGCAAGCTGTGCCCAATGGCGCCACTGCCAAGTTCCTGCACGCGCCTCACATAAGCACTCAGCTTCTGCTTGTCGTCTGTGAGGCTCTTCGCCTCTGCAATCAGAGCTTGAATGAAGGCGTCAATGTGCTCAATCAAGATGCGCTCACTGAGAAGCTTCTGCCATGCCAGCTCTGCTTGACTGAGCTTGGCCCGCGTGGCCAGCAGGCGGTGGACCTCGTCCCAGGCGTTGTTAATCAAGGCCTGCTGCTCTACTATAGCGGCCAAGGCCTCGTACCCCCGCTTAACCCCCTGGAGGTTTTCCCTATCCAGCTCCATGAGGACCACACCCAACGCTGCACGAAAACTGATAGTCACGCCCGTGGGTTTTCCTGCAGTGATATTGCTCAAGACTTCTGCTGTTCGGGCATCGACCAGGGCCAGCTCCTCGCGGCAACTAGCAGCCTCCTCTAGCTTACTGAGGTCGAAATGCTCACGGAGCCCCTGAGGGAGCACTGCACTGTACTTACTTGCGCGGCCTGTCTTCCAGTTTTTGCTAGCTGGCCCGACCAGAGACTTGCCACCGTGCCGTCGGCAACGGTTAGATCCCTTGATTGGATGTACGCAACAATAGCGCGGAGGATCACTATTCCTGAGCTTTGCACCGCACCGTCCAGGTGTAGGATCTGCGCTACCGCGATCCTGCTTGTTAGGATCATTGAGTGTGTTCATAGGGCAGCATTCATCTCATGCAGTAGCAAACGGTTTGTACAATGGACTGACTTCCTCGAGACAGCGCCAACGTTTGATGTAGATCAGTCGGAATCCGTCCTCCTTGATTGATCCCTTCCACATGAACCACTGTCCAGCTCTGCCATGTTCGATGATCGGTTTTCCCCACTGCTGGTAGTCCCACCTCTGTACCCGCGTAATGATACTCCCAGTATCATCCTCCAGGGTCATGTTCAGGAACAAAGGGTCTTTATCAATCAGCTTTCCCCCTCGCTTCACTACGTTACCATACTCATTCAGATCACGCAAATTGAGATCAGCAATCTTAGCAAGAAAGACATAGTCTCCCTGGCCCTCGATATCCTTCACACGATAGATCTTCCCACTGATAACATTGAAGTCTTCAGGACGATCATAGATCATCTTGAATCGTCGCTCTCCCTCAAAGATGTCATCATACGGAGTTTTTGCCTCACTTAGCAACTTGCGTTGCCCCGGGAGCAGGGCACGTCCTGAGGAACGACGTGCGATGATGTCTTCAGCCTTCTTCGGTCCAACTCCCTTGATGTTCGTGAGACCACCGATCAACTTACCATCAACAACAGACCACTCTAGACCAGACCTCTCTGCGTCCACAGGAGTGTACGCAAAGCCTTCCTGCACGAGATCGCGCAATACGTTCACGCCTTGCGCTTCATCCTTTTCGTGCCTCAAGCAAGCGGCGGCAAACTCCAACGGCCAATGGGCTTTGAGGACGCAGCACCAGTAGCTGATGATTCCATAACTGATGCCGTGACTCTTGTTGAATGCCCACGAGCCAAACGTGCACATGTTCTCCCAGATCTTCCTTGACTCTTCCTCGTCAATGCCATTCTCAATGGCACCATCACGAAACCGTTCCCAGTACTTGTTGAAGAACTCCTCGCCCATGCTCTTGCTCATGGCCTTACGAAGCTCACTGACATCTTCCCAAGACAGACGACCAACATCCCTACCGATCGCCATGACCTGTTCCTGGTAGATCACCACACCATAGGTCATTGCCGTAATCGGTTCTAGCATCGGATGCATATACCGAACGGGTTCCTTTCCAATGCGTCGCTGAATGAACGCTGTAGCAGCGCCACAGTGTAGCGGCCCAGGGCGGGCCAGCGCACCAATCACTGCAAGATCATCAAACGTCTCAACCTTCATCTGCCGACACAAGGCCTGTAGCGCGTAGCCCTCAAATTGGAAAATGCCGCTGTAGCGCTGTGTATTCAATATGCTGAATGCTGCCTCATCATCTAGAGGATATTCTAGCAACCACTTACGCGTCTTGCCAATCTGATCAAGGCAATCCTGAAGCACGCTCAAGACGCGCAATCCCAGTGCGTCAATCTTGAGCATGTTCAGTGCTTCAGCATCCTTCTTGTCCAATTGCACCGCGCCGGAATTGTCGATGGTGCAATAACCGACGATAGGCTCTTGACATACCAGCACACCAGCAGCGTGCTTACCAGTGTGCTGCGCGTGGCCTTCGAGTATCCCTGCGATGCTCATCGCAGGATACTTTTCCAACAAGGCCTTTCCCACTTCGAGCGTCTCCAACGCATCTTTAACGCAGAACTGAGCGCGAGCATCACCGGTACTCCGCTCAATGACCGCGTCCTGCACCTTGCGCACTTCCCAAGATGGAATGCTGAGGCCCTTTGCAGTGTCACCCAACGCGCTCTTTGACTTCAGTCTAGACACAGTACCAATACGGCCAACACGATTCTCTCCATATTTATCACATAGATATGTGATAACCATGTCGCGTCGCGTGTCCTGGAAGTCAATATCAACATCAGGCAAATCAGCACGCGTCACATCAATGAATCGTTCAAACATCAAGTCGTGCTTTAGAGGATCGACCTCAGTGATTCCCAGCAAGTAGCAGACCAAACTACCAGCACTAGAACCGCGAGCAGGCCCGACCAGCATGTTGTCCTTTGCCCACACTAACAGGTCAGCAAGCATGAAGAAGTAGTCTTCGAACTTCTTCTCAGCTATCATGTCGAGCTCGCGTTTCATTCGCTCAAGATAGACATCATCTAGCGTGAGACCGCGTTTCATTGCACCGTCACGACACAGTTGAAGAAGCGACAACTGTGAGGCAATCTTGATGTTCTCAGCACGAGGCAATTCAGCATTACACAGCTTTGCTATCCTGCCAATGTTAACAAATTCCTCTTCACCTGCCTGCGGAACTGCTAGACATAATTCATCCTCTGCTAGAAGATGCATTGGCGTCGTTCTAGTCAGCTTGTCTCGCTGAGACAAGATCTCATAGGCCACCTGATCTTCGAGTCGAGGGTAATGGTTGTCACAAACAACAGTATGCTGGAACCGCACGTCACGAGCAACAGTGTTATTCCATACCATGTTTGTCGGGCACATTGCCAGGTACACATCATCACTCGGATCAAGCAAATTGGTGTTTGTGCCGTGCCCCATTAGCACAATTACATCTTCACTTAGGTCGTTGATGTGCCCATAGCTTACGCGTGGGTAGTAGTAGAAGCCGTGCTTGTTGGCCATGCTAAGCACCACGTACATTTCCTGCAGGCCGTCAGAATTCTTCGCCAGCAGAGTTGCTAAGCCTCCCGGCTGCCGCTCACGCTTCAAGCAATCAGAAACAACGGGCACTGCCACGCCGTAGATGGGTTTCACATCATGCTTCTTGCATGCCTTTGTGAATGCGACATAGCCCCAGGTACCTGTATCGGTGATGACAGCACAACGTTCGTCGTGATGAGACAAATGTCTCAACAGCACACTCAGAACGTCATCGATTCGACCGAACGCTTTCCTGAACGAGTACTCTGTACGCACCCGTAGCTGAATCACGACTTGCCCTTTCGCAGCTTTAGTCGAATAGCGAAAATTCGCTCTCGTTCATTGGCAACAAGAGAATCATTAATCAAATTCATTGTAGACAAAGATGTCAACGCTTCGTCATACAATCCCAAGCCGACCAAGACGCGCCTGATTTCTTTGTCGTTCAGAAAGACTCTCATATGCGATTGTCCTTGGTCCGCAGCCAGCGAAGAATGGTCGCGAGACTACGAGCATCGTCTAACGCACGATGTGTGACAGGAGGTTTCTCACCTATCACGCGAGCATATAAATCTTCTTGCTTGAGACGATCTGATTTCTGTCGAGGAACCTCAAGATCCATCGTGAGCTCAACTGTGCAGATAGGCTCTGGCGGCCAGGGAAACCGCATCAGCATATTCACCCGTGCCAGCTCCCAGTACATGACGCCAAGATCATAGCTGATGTTATGTGCTAACCATCTACGTTCGCCCAGCACAAAGGTTGTGATAGCCCTCAGCACGCCAGCAAAAGAAGGTGCATCCTGCAGCATCTCAGTAGTGATATTGTTCCACTCAGTTACCTGTGCAGGAATAGGCCAGAGAATTTTCGGCTTGATCAAGAAGTGTATGTGATCTTTTTCCTCGAGTGTCTCATCATCCAGCTTCACTGCGCCAAACTCCATCATCTCTGGCTGCTGGTCCATCGGCACAGTGCTCGGTTTCAACCCACCAGTTGCTTCGGTATCCCAAACGATCATGGCTGTTTCTCACTGATCCTTCGATCCTCTGCCTCAAGCATGAAGCTATACACACCCAGATCGTGTATGCTGTCTACATGCCCAGCGTAAGGCATGGTGACATAGCGCACCAGCTTACCAACAACCTGCGTTATCAGTCCATATCGTACGAAGTCATCGTGCGTCTGAAGATGAATTCCATTTGGAAACAGAACAATCATCGCATCAGCAAATCGCTTTTCGCTATCGCCGTAGTCGCTACGACGATCTTTGTACGTTTGTACAGCTTGCTTGAGAAGTTTCTCTGCCGGTCCTGATTTCATCCCAGCCTCCTGCTGCGTGGTTGCAGGCAAACAATTCCATTCTCTCGGTACATGGCAACAACATCATCATCATCATCCATAGCAAAAGCAATCTTGTTCCCTTGTGCAATCAAATTGAGCAAGACCTCATTCTTGATAAGCGCTGCCGGTCTACGATCACGTGTGAATCTCATGAATATTAAACCAAAAGGAAGATCGTGCTTACTTAGCCAATGCTCTGTGATCTGTCTTTTTGAGGAATATCTGCCTGTGCTGTACACAATGCCACCGCCGCGTTGCGACCATGCACGAACCAGCTCTGCTTCAACCATATGAGGGCTATCCAGGTCGCAGAGCCTGTGATACAGCTCATATTCACCTGAATTTGCATAATGTACACGATGCCCATCATCGCACAATGTGCCATCAAGATCAATTATGGCTAGACCCAACTCAGGCGCGTTCATAAAGATTCCCGTCGGCGTAAATGTGTTTGATGCCAACTTCTTCAGCCCAGTTCATTGCAGAGTAGAGAGTAGGGAAGAATCCACATCCGTTTCTGTTCGCACTCGTATTGCACATGAACGGCAATCCAGTCATGCTCATAAAGTTGCGCAGTAAGCATGACAGGAATTCAGGTCCCTCAGTCGCTGTGTCTCCCACGCCTCGGCCAAGATCTTTGATCACCTGTACACGTGCTGTACCATCAAGATGGACAACAGATGGTGCTGCCTCAACAGTGCAGTCTTTGGCTACATGGTCAAACAGCATGTAGTAGTCATCTGTGCCGCCGCTGCCGAACCATTTGGTTTTCTGAGAATCAAGAACCATAGGAGCCACGGGTCGCCAGTATTCCCGTCCCTTGATCTTGTTGAGAAGATCCTTGGCGCCATTCACAGCGGGATTCATGAGAATGCTGCGAGCACCTAATGCTCGTGGGCCTATCTCAGCGCGACCCTGCATGCACAGAACGGGCAGGTAAGAGTCTGCGATAATGCTAGCAAGCGCCTTGGCGTTGCACACGACCTTAGTCCACCGATCTACATGAGAGAATCCTGCATGAAACTTAGGCCCCGAATATGGCGACCATTCCAGGTGCCATTGATCACTCCTGCTTGCTAGGGCGCAGGCAGCGCCAATGGCATTGCCAGAATCGTTAGCGCAGGGAGGAACAAACAGTTCCCAAATGTGTTCACAGTTCCTCAGAGCGCTATTCCATTTGATGTTGAGCGCTGATCCGCCTGTGAAGATAAGCCGCTCTCCGTATTGTGTATTACGCTTCACTCCACTGATCAGCATCAAAGTCAACCACTCATGAATTGATGCCAACACGTCTTCGTCTTTCAATCCACGAAGATGGTTATTTGTCATGACACTGCGACACAATTGATGCTCTAAAACTGCATCCTGATAGTGTCCTGAAGGCATGCGCTTGCGTTCACTTTTGTTTACCAGATATATGTAATTGCGATTTAGCTCAGACATCAAATCGGCATTTGCTGTGCCATAAGCGATGTAAGCCATGAGCTTGCCAGGCCAGTCACGCCGTCCCCAAAGTTGCTCCCTAGTGGGGTCACGCGCAAAGATGGTAAGATCCTTGAACGGACCCCAGTAATACCCCATCACGCCATACATCATGCCGTACAATTGATGCAGGTGTCCAATACAAACCACCGGATTCTTTTCCAGCCGGGGACAAACAGAGTACAATCGCGGATTGACCCCGCCGTCCCACACGAGTACGTTACACTCCAATTTGTCCTTGGACCAGGGGCTCATGGCATAAGCGCCAAGAATGTGCGACTCGACATGGGTGAAGGAATACGCCTGCCGTCCTCGTCCCTGCAGCATAATGGGCACAGGCATAGTCTGCCAGCCCCAGCAGTGCTGCTCGCTACTTATTGCGTCACCATCGTGATACGGAGCAACGCGCAATCCCTGCTCGCCTACTTTGAGAAAGCCATGCGTCCAACCATCAATGGCAATCTCACAATCATCAACATTGACGCGTTCACTATGCAGAATGTCCTCAATCTCCTCCACCGATTGGCATTTGCTGTAACGAGGATTCTCATTGATCTTTTCTAGCTCTATGGAGAACTCAAGCCTGCCATCAGCAATCAATGCAACAGCAGCATCGTGCGTCAGCTTGATCCCCAAGTAGTTCTTACGCACGAGGATTCTCCTTTGGCCTTGCTTCGAACCGAATCTTCGACCAAGCCTCTTGTATCTCATCACGCGTCGCAGGACGATCTTCATCCAAGTCCCATCGCTCAGCTGTATCAGGATTGAACACCATGCCTTTGATCGGGCATTCCTTAAAGTGTGGGAAGCAACATACACCATGCCTTGCGCAGTGTACACGCAAGAACGGCTCAGCCCAAGGATGCACTTCAATCACCGCTTCGCGCATGAGCCGGAACACATCCTGGTACTCACCTTGTGTTCGTGTGCACAAACGTAAGCCTGCCATGTGACTCAAAGTGCGTAGATTGAATTTGCCAATGATCGATGTAGCCACATTCGTAGGAAGAACACCACGAGCGTCCTGTGGTGCAACACCAACATTGATCAGATCATGATACGCATGGTTTATGTTGTGCATTGCATCGTGATAGATGCTATATGCTTCACTCTCTTTATCAGTGATCTGTTCACCAGTGCTGATGTATTCAAATCCACTCATGTCTACTGTCCGCTGTGACTGCTGTGCGTAGCTCCCTTCACGCGAGCGAACAAACTGGTGCGTGAAGGCCCGGCTTACGCCTGTGATTAGGAAGATGTAGTCACAGAACTCCCATGAGGACTCGATCGTGCCCAGCATGTAGTTGAGCTCTGATAGCTTGCGCTCCATAGGCCAGTCGCGAACCGCCTGCAAATCCTCAGGAGTGAAAGACAAGCGAGTCTGCTTTGTCATCACCAACATGTCTAGAGCGTCAGGATCGTACCTAATCAATTTTACGTTCATGGCATTTTCACCAGCTGTGTAAAGATGGCGATGTTTCTTTCCACAAGAAACATTCCGAATGTTACATGCTCACGAAATTTCCATCCTTCGCGATCCTTGGAGTAGTACGGCTGGTTCAGTAGATTACTAAAGATATCATTCGCACAAATTCTCATATGCCCAAAATCATGATACGCCATCGATCCAAGGTAGTGCGGTACAACGATGTTTGCCACGCCACCAGGAGCTAGAACACGTTGCATCTCTCTAAGCACGCCAATCGGATTTAAAAGGTGTTCTAAGAAATGGTATGCATGAATCTCAGACACGCTTTCGTCATCTCTTGGAATGGGCATACGATCTGCATCCCACTCGGGGAAATCAAAATTTATTGCGCCTGGGATGATTGACGCGCCAGAACCTAGATTGATCGCACACTGGACATCATCGCATTCGGGCTCATAAAACTCCGGGATGTCTCGTTTCATCCCAAGCTTGAAAAATTCCTGAATGTCTTTCACGACTCGAGTCTCCGATGATATCCAGTACGTTGTTCGATCCAACGACTAACCTTCTTGATGTCTTGTACTACATCATCAAGAAGAATTTGTCGCCAGGTGCCAAAACGACCGATGCTGTACACACGATACTCATCTGTCATGTGCAGCAGGAACTGTTGACGAACATCTTCATCAATGGGAATCAGTTTACCATACTCCTGCCGTTTGGTTCCTCCTCCGACCCACTCAATATATTCTAAACCGAAATCATAGAGAATGTTGTCAAACTCTTGATTAGTGATAGGTCCGGTCATTGACTCAACAATCATCTGCTGTCCTGTCACGCTGACCCTGTAGTACGACTCACTACCAGGGTAGTAGATTGTCTGGTGAATGTCAACGGCACTGTCAAGCAAAATTGTCGTCGACCAAATAGGTCGCCATGCATAATGTATCTGCACATCCCAACCAACAATCCTCATCAGATCAGGCATGGGGATTGTGCTGATTACATGGTCTCCATTCTCCTTGTGCTCAATCAGTCTTTCTAATGTCAGCTCTTCAGAAGTCCAAATCGAGACATCCCGGGCAAGAGTCTTGAGAAAATCGGGAGGTGCTATATACCTCACGCACGGAGCAAGATTGATGATCGATCTTGATGATACTCTGCCTGTGACCTTATAGCTGTATCTGTTTGCGTCCCGCAGGGAGCACTCGGTTGAGAGCAACTGATTGGACTTAATTGCCTTGGTGACGTCCACCATTCTAAAGCGTTGGCCAGTCTCCAATTCCACTGCAGGAGTGCGAAAGCGGAGCAACGCGCCGTGATTATCGGGCAAAGAATCTTGTCGCTCTCGCACAATCGGCTGGTGCCGTCGCAGAATATTTGCTGCCAGCAGCCCTGCCATGCCTGCACCGTAGATCATTACCCCCATAAAGCACCTCTGAGTCTTTTCAACGACTTACGAAAATTGGTTTTGCGCGGTTTTGTTTTTTCGAAAAGTCAAAACCGTTTACGAATAGCCCTAGTCACGCCCGAATAAGGAGTTACGGGTTTGGTTTTGAGGTTTTGAGGTTTTGAGGTCGGATCACCCATCACACCGGCGAGTTGCTCACGCCCTATAGGGTACCCAAAACCGCTCACTGGGCCTCCCCCTCATCGCCCTCGCCGGCCCCTACCCAGCCCTCGGCGCCCCCCTCGCCGGCCGCCGCTAGGGCTCGAGCCCGTAGCCGCCGGAGGGGGTAACAGTAGTAATTGCGTGTTGTTCCTCTGCTGCCCTCCAATCGAGTTTTCACAACCCTATGCACAAATCCCAATTCCACAAGCGCGTGCACAGGGTTGGCAAGCGGTGGACACCTGCCTACTTTCATGTCGAAGTGCATGGAATCAGATCTGATGAACAGACATTCCTCTGGCTCGCCCCAGTCGGATAGACCCAGCGGACCATCATCAACTTTCAAGAACGATTGACCCTCAAGCACACTAGCATCCTTGAAATCAGGAGCAGCATCGGCAACTTCTGACAGATAAGACTCCAGCTCCTGTGAAGCACGCACACTTTGACCATTGCCTATGACTCGTAAGATTGAGCCAGAACGCTGCACAAGATCTCGAAAGTAAACAGGTGGCTTGCTTGGCAAAGAGTCTACAGCAACGCGTGATCCGAGCACAAGCTCAACCCACCAATTCCATTGAAGAATCTTGCCACGACTTGTTGCCCTCACATCGCGCATTTCATTATCGCATTGGATCCTGACGTGCCAAGATCCCTCAATAGAATCAACAGCCCACAGGTCCACAATCTTCACACCACCGAGCATCCCGGACATCGCGAGAAACCATTTAGCTCTGACGCTAGAATCAACGGTAGCAGATGAGTCCAATTCATCTGTTACCTCTTCAGCCAGAGTAATCGTCTCCTGCGAAATTCGATCACGATCATTGGCAGTCTTCGCTTTTCGAAGAATGCGTTCAAAGTAGCCAGGATCAGTTATGTGGAGTGGATCTTTGGATGTGCCAGGATCAGTAATCTCATTCAACCATTTTCGCCGATGGGTGATGATTGTGTCTACGATTTCCTGCGGAGTCCAATTCAGAGCATCAAGACGTGTGGCAAGGGACAAATCATAGCCAGACAAGGAGTTATCCACAGGCATCTTGATCTTATGTTCCATGATCTGTGGAATTTCATGCTGGTTCGTAGCAGCAACGTGCCATTTGTCGAATGGCGGTTGTGCATCATCCCTCAAAGCAAACTCCAGGGTAACACTAGAGATGGCAGAATTGCGCGCCCGTGTCTCAACTTGCCATGACTGGAATGCAGAGGGCTCGTAGCGGATTTCTTCTTGCTGCAGGATGAAGACAGGCACAGGCTGTGCACGTTTGAAGTTGCTCGTTCCTGGCACTCGTAAGACTCGTGCCAGATCTGCAACAGCATCAAGTTCAGCCTTTGATTCAAGCCTGGCAACTTGCCTACAGTACTGAAGCCAGCCCAACTCAAGAGATGCTGCTCGGCTGTCTTTCGCAGACAACGACTCTTGAAACAACCAATGAGCGTGAATGCCACCCCCTGTTGAAACCAAGAGTGTCGGCCGGAGCGGCAGAGCGGCAATAAATCGCTGCACACCCTCAACATCATTAAAGCCCTTGGAGAAATCTAGATCTAGCCACAGGCCTGGAATTGCTAGTGCTGTATCAGTCGTTCCACGACCCTTTGGTACACGCGGCTGGGCCGCCATACCAAAGTAGACATCAACAGTCTTGCCAATCTCGAGAGCACGTTTTCCAGCCTTGTCGACGTCCGAGTAGAACTCAGACGACATTTTTCCTTCGCGCTTGATTGCTAAAACAAGATGGCCGCCTTCTGGCAGACCAACTGGCCACAATGTATGAAAGAATTCCAACGACTACCCTCTGACTGGAATTTCTACAGCCCAACCCTGCTGGCGCAGAATTGTCAATGTTTGCCGCGCACGAGTCATTCCAACATAGAAGGTGCGCAATACACCATCGTGATGTGCCCACCCAGGTCGGCGAAAAGTCTCCATGCCCTTCATAGAGAGATCAGGAGCAAGAATCACGTGATCAGCCTGACCACCTTTCACAGAATGAATTGTCCCAAGGATGATATTTGGTTTTGCTCGCAGTCCTTCAAGCCCAAGCCTCTTGTACACTGTGATTGGATACTGCAGTGCTCTGCGTGTTGCTGCTTGTGAGTGCTCAGCAAACCAGTCTATGTTCTTGTTTAGCATGGCTTGACAGGCCATGTCAGTAAAGATCTTTCGTATCGCTTTTTGCATTTGCTCCACTGTGGCACCATCAGACATCCAATCGATGTCATCCTGTGATACTGGTCTAGCACCAGTACGGAGCATTGTCTTTGCCAGGAGAGAAATTTGTTCTGGTGATGGTAGTGTAACACCATCAGTCATAGCAGAAACACACGCACACCATGCCTCAATCCGATCCGTCGCTGTGCGCCTACGTTCTGTCCCGTGCTGCAGCGGGCTCCATGCAGAATCACTACGGTAAGGATTGTGGTACGGGATGCCACGCTTGCGCAGCAATGTGATAAAAGGATTCAACATGTAGGCGCAAGTGGCCAAGAACATGACTGTTCCTTCTAGGCGATCAATCAGATTGAGAGTGCGCTCAGCTTCACTCCAACCAATATTGACAGCAACACACGACCCCTCCTCCTCGCGCGGTTTATATTCCGCGTTGAGATAGGTGCTGCTGCGCTTACCGAGCGCTACTGCTGCAGACTGCACAGCCCTGGGCACCCGGTAACTTTGTCCCAAAACTATCGTGGGGACCGCGTGCGCAGTCTCCTCTGCCGCGTGACGCCAGTGATAGATGGACTGGTTTGGGTCACCAATCAACCCAAAATGATCCACATATTGGGCCCAACTACGAAGAAGAGTCAATTCAAGCTTAGAATGGTCTTGATATTCATCAGCAATGAGAGCTGCAGGATTCCCTGGCGGCATAGGAACATCATTATAGGCATGCTCGATCATATCGGTGAAATCTACGAGACCTTCCTGACTCTTATGATCTTCCCATGCCTCAGCAAAATTCTTGGCAGACTCCGGCACAGGCACCATGTGATGCCGCGCACGCTCCACAAGAGCCATGAACCTATCACCCAAGGTTTCTCTTGGCGGCTGGTCGCCAGCTTCTTCACGCTCAGTGCCACTGAGCGCCCAGTCAGGGTACTCATCATTCCACGCTGTAATCGCTGCAGCATTGACCATTTTTGGTTGGCCCAACGCTCGAAAACAATGCGAGTGAAGTGTGCCTACCATCTGGCGTGACAATTCTGTGCGACCAGCCAACTCACGCGCAGCAGCACGCGTCAGAGAGATTGCCAAGCATCGGTCAGGCCCATACCGCTCTACATGGCGCTCAACTTGGCGTGCTGCCCAAGTTGTCTTACCACACCCAGGAGGACCTACAACGATGTGTTCCTGCATCAACGGAATCCGACGTCGAGTGAGCGTAATCCTTCGTGCGACACTTCTACCGCATCTACCACTTGCTCATATCGCACACCACCAGTCACCCAGGCAACAGAGTATTTGATGCAACCAGCAACAAGAACTCGTGCCTCTAGAATAGTCACCTCAATCGCTCCCATGTGTGCTTTTTGTCCTGGCTCGGCGACCAGTACTGCGCTCATTTGCTAATCAAGCATTCGCGCCGCGAAGGAATGCGCACGCCAGGGATCAATCCTGCAAGCTTTGTTTTCATCTGTCCATCTGGCAGCAATGCTACAGCCTCAGCAATCACGGCATCACCAGCACGCTGCGCAGTCAGCACCTTGTCCGGAACATGGAGCACAATAGCCTTGCGCATCAAAAGAACCGTCAGCAATGCATCCATAAATCCGCCAGGAGCTGATTGCTCCATGGCATTAACAACTACAAGTGCACGGTTAAAGAACCATTCTTTTTGCGCCTCGGTATCGGCGAAAACAGGAAGATTGCCTTCATCAAAGCGAATTTCCAATTCAGGAACATTTCTGTCACCAATTGCAGAGGCTTTTGGTGCATGCAGAACTCGTAGACCAACAGGTTGTGTTTGCATTTAGTATTCGTCCGGATAATCGTGCATTGACATTCGTCCAAAGTCGTCTTGTGCTATTGAATGGTCATTGCTAAAGTCATCTTCAGCATTGTGAATCACGGCCATCGCCTCTTCAACTGTCTCTACCCACTCGCACACAGCACCACTTTTGCGAATTTCTTCCATGACTGCTTCTTGCAGTCGTGTTGGCTTCTTACCTGGAACCTTGAATTCTAGGTAACACGCCCGACCGCGTGGGCGCAGCAAGTGCACAAGTAGATCAGGGACTCCGGCGCGCAGGTACTGTGATGCGCCTAGGCGCAAGCACCAACGGCCGGAGTCCTTGATCTTCTTTGCGGCACGATTTTTGATGCCGCTTTCGCTCATTTACTGAGCGACACCCTCGCGATACTGTACGAAAGTCTCGCGAGTTTGGATGGCGAACTGCTGAGCAGCAGCCACTTCCTCATTCGTCAGTTGACGAATAATTGACGGCTGTGCCTTGGCAAACTTGATGCCATTCTTGTTGCGCGATTCGATGAGGTTGAACCGGACAAGGAAGCACCAATAGGGTTTTCCCTTGCCAGTTATCTGCATCAGCCACTGCTTCATAGGCTGGAGAGACGTGGGCGGGAGCGCGATGACACTAGGCAAAGCCATGCCTTCACGAAGGATGAAAACGAAGCGCTGCTGCTTGCACGCCTGACCACGCGCCTTTTCGTCACCATCACTCTCGGCGCTTCCCCACTGAGCATATGGGCATGAAGCGCACTCTCCACCAGGATCACCAATGCCGATCAGATTGTCAGGAGAAGAGCAATCCGGCGGTACACCACCACCGCTTTCACTGAGGCTTTGCTTCCAGAAGCTGCGACCCAACTTGTGGAACATGATGATGCCTTCAACCGACTGCTCATAGGTTGGCACGCCGCTGAGCCCAGGAATCTCCCACGCCAGCATCCCGCCTGAGGGGACCTTGATCCGCTCAAGATCCCAAACAGCAATCTTCTCACCACCGAGGTTAGCTTCCAGTGCTGCAGCAACGTCACCACCGCCCATCAGTGCTGGGTACTTGCTTTGCAGCAAAGCAAGCGAATTCTCTTCGGCTTCTTCTTTCTTCGCCATGTCTTTTTACCTCTTTGTTTTAGGAGACGATCTGCCCGCTGGCGATGCGATCTTCACTGAGACGTGCAATCATTTCAGACATCGTCTCTAGATTGAGATGAAGGTTCTTGACCATTGCAACATACAAAAAGAATGCCTTGTCTCGCATGCTAGAGGCAGGATGACGATAAGCAATCACCTCAAGAGCATGCATTACATGTGCGTACCAGTGCTGTGGCAAATGGCCAAACTCACTCGGCTTGAATGGCGCAGGCGGTTCGCTCTGGAAGAACGCACCAGGGACATTCACCTCACGAGGATCATGTGGCACCATGAAGGCAAACCGAATAAAGGAAGTCAAACGTCGTCCAGGCGAGTCAGCAACGCCGCGCGATGTCCACGGCTTAGGCTCCTCGTCGCATCCACGCACAGCAGTGAGCAATGTGCCCTGCTCACGCAGCGGCAACTCCATCACCCATGGCTGCAGAACGCTATTCACGACCGCGCACTCCCACGCGATGCTTCACCTCTGCGCGCACCCACTCACCCAGAGGAGGTGGCACGTTGCCGTCGTCGTCGACGAGGTCTTTCAAAAGACCTCGTACAGACTGATGATTGTACGTGATCATCCCCTCATGTCCCATGGCAATGAGTGTGTCCACTGCGTGCTTGCGGGCTACATCACGATCAACACCATCTGGGATGATCAGCGCAGGCCACATTTCACGACGGATGTGTACTGTGCCACCCTTGACTTTCATCGAAGATACACCACTTGCGATGAATGCTTCAGACAAACGATCTTCCAAGATCTTCAAGTTGGCTTCAACATCAGCAACTTGAGATTGCAGCTTGCGTCGTTTCTCGTGCAGCTTGGCAAACTCCGTCGCATCGCGAGCTAACTCTGATTGCGGTTGTTTCATTTTTTCACCATGCAAAAAAAGAACCGAGGGCGCCGGCAGAAAGGCCCGGCGCCCTCGGTTGAGGGCCAGTTGAAATGCGGTAGGCGACTACGCGGTGGGCTCGCCCTCGGCGGCGGGCGGGGCGGCCGGCGCGGCGGCCCGCTGCAGCGCCTGCGCCACCAGCGACGGCACCTGCGTGGCCAGCGCGGCCAGCTCGTTCTTCTTGGCCTGGTCGATGGCCTTCTTGGCCGCGCTCACCTGCTTGTTGATGTAGCTGGTGGGCAGCCCGGTCGCCTTGGCGACGCGCTCGACCTCGACGCGCAGCGGGCTCTTCTTGACGGGCTTCTTGGGGGCGTTGGGGTCGCGGGGCTTCTTCGGAGCCTTCGGGGCGGTGGGATCCTTGGCCATGGTACCTGTCTCCTGAGTTGGCGGTCTCTGACCGCCGGTTTAGGGCCACCCGTTTGTCCCGGCCAGCGACAACCGCCGCCGGGCTAAGGCAACCCAAATTCCAACTCCTTGAGTATACGCCAGCAGGCTTCATTTCGCGCCATTCAGTTGCTCGGCTGGACCACATCGCAGCTCCTCCGGCATGGGCGCGAAGCCATCCGGCGCAGGGATGCCAGCAGCCCTGAGCTCACGGATGCAGACAGCCATACGCCGAAAGCTAAAAGGCTGCGTGCTGATCCGATTCGGATCAAGGTACGCCCAACACGCGCGCAGCCAGAGGCGATCGCCGTCGTTCAGCATGGCTCTTCCTTTATCTTCAGCACCTGCTGCAGCGCCGCCTGCATCGCGTCGTTCCACATGCCGTATAGTTCCTCGAACATCCCCAGCGCCTTAAGCTGATCGTCGAGAACTCGTCCATCACCTTGTATGCGGTGCCACTTGCTGCGCGGAGGAATTGCGAGGCCGCTCCACATGCCATCAGCACAAATGGAGTATGTGGAGTAGTATCGGTCGAGCGCGCTGTCGTCGAAGTCGGTGAAAGTGCAGCTCCAAAGAAGGTCGCCTCCGGCTTCGGCAGAATCGAACCACTCAGCACGATGCGAGGCGTCAGGAGGCTGCATCTCTCCGGTCTCGAGGTAGACGTCCAGCAGCGCCTCGAAGACCTCGCGTGGCCGTTCACTCATTCCTTCACCAGCTCGGCCGCGACAAACGCCAGCACGTCCGCACGCTTGTTCAGTGCACGGCGAATGATCTTGTCGACTGACGCCTTGACGTCTATGTGGTAGTATGAGACTGAGCGTGTCTGATCAGGACCATGAATGCGCGTACGACTCTGCTCATAGTCAACCAGCGAGTATCCCTTGGAGAGATAGGCACAGTAGCGAGCATCGGTCATGTCGACGCCAATGCCACCAGCTTGTGTCTGTGCTCCCAGCACTGCACCTTTGCCAGAACGACATGCTGCCTTCCATTCATCAAGCTGATGATGCCTGCCAGACAACTCAAAGAATGGCCTGCCAGTCTTACTGGCAGAATGCTTGGCGACATCAATGTCATGATGGAACCGGCCGAACACGACCCATGGTTCCTGATCGTCACAGCTCTCCAGTAGATCAATCAAAGCCTCTTGCTTTGCTGTATGAATGATCTCTTTTTTGCCATCCTGCAGCAAGGCGTGCGGCAGGAACCCAGATGAGATCTGTGCCAGCCGCATCAGCTTTGCCAAACTGTTGCCAACAGTCAGGGTGCCACTCTGCAACTCAGCGACACACTCATCGCGCATGTCAGCATAGATCTTCATCGCAGCAGGAGGCATCTGAACCTCTACATCGATATCTTCTGGTGGCAGCAAATTCAAGACGTCTCTAGAAGTCTTGAATGTGTACACTCTCATCCTGGCAGCGAGATCATCAAGATTCTTGTAAGACAGAACCTGATGTCCACCAAATCCACCCATCAGAGCATACTGATCACGGAAGCGAGCAAAGCTAGTGCCCCACAGCCCCACGTCAAGATAGCGAAAGACGCCATAGGCATCGAGTGGGCTGTGTGCCAGCGGAGTCCCGCTCGCACCTATACGCATAGCTGCTGTGCGAGAGATGTAAGCAAGGGCCTGGCTCCTGCTGGAGCCAGGAGCCTTAGCAAAGTGAACTTCATCTGCCACAATGGTCAGGCCTGTGAGTGCTGCTCTGAGTGCCTTCTTCTGTGGTAGAGAGGTTCTCTCCAACACAGACCATCCCATCACAACAATGGTCGGCTTGTCTGATGTCAGGTGGTGGCAGGCAAGAGCAACACGCTCAGCAACTGTACCACCGCTGAGAGGCACAACACGCAGATGGCGGCCAGGACCACAGTGTCGCCTTGCCTGCTCTCCCCAGACGGGCACAACCACCTTGGGGCACAACACCAAGCCTGCTCTCAGACTTGGGTCAAGGCCTGAGAAGTAATCCAGGATGCACCGAGTCTTGCCCGTGCGCATGCCCATATCAAGCAGGCCGCAACCAAGATGGTTGCGCGCCCACATGAGGAAGTGGTAGGCCATGCGTTGGTGCGGCCAGGGGACTGTTAATGATGTGAATGGAAGTTCAGCATCATTCTCAGTTGGTCGCTGCATCGATGAAATGCGTGCCACAAGAGCATTCGCTCTTTCATCAAGCCGCGCATCAACACAGCCCATGTTCATGAATGCTATCAGCCGCAGGACAGCGCCAGCGCTGTCTGGCATGACCCAGCGCGTTGCTTCCCACTTAGCAGATGGTAGCTGTGAGTACACAGCCATCTGAACAGCCTTGTCGAAGCCGACAGGACGAATGTGAACCGCCCCGTCAGGAGCGGTGATCTCTACGTGGCTCACAACGACGATGAGCTGTTGTTGCTGTGACGCTCTGCGACGAGCAGTTGTGCGATGAGATCGTATGTGCCGCGACTCTTTGCCAGCACAGCAACAGCAATGTCGCGCTCGGGTACGTTGTGTCGCTTTGATGCTGCTGCCAGCTCATCCTTGATGCCGTCGGAGGGTGTGACGCGCAGCGTCAAGGCGCGGGACCGGGGGTTAAGGGGCCGCCCCGGGGGGCGGCGGGGGCGGGTAGGCGTCATGGGAGCAATTATGGGGTAACCTGGGGCGGGCGCAACGCGAGTGGTCGTAAGTCGTTGATTCTAAAGGTGCAAGTGATATGCCCGAAATGCCTCATTTTGACCGTATAATTAGGGCCGGTTGAAAACTAGGTAGCGCCGGGGCCGCCGCTAGGGCGCCCAACCCGTGAGGGTAACCGGCCCGGAGCCTAGGGGTCAACTACTTGCCAACTGAATAGCGGGTAAGCAGGGACGGCGGATCAGCCAGAGAGCTGCCGCAACACCGACGCGTAGGGAGCCGAGAGCGATGGCCCGGAGACGCTGGGAGCGGGTTGTGGTAAGGGGAGCAGGGGAGCGAGAGCTTGAAAGAGGCGCTGAGGCAAACTGGACGCCACCGTCAACCAGTGATCGTCTGCGAGACGAGCACAACACCTTAACCCCCGCGCCACCCACCAGGGGTGCGAGCAACGCCAGCCGACAACCGAGTAGCCTGCGGGCACCAACAACTCGGTCGGAGCGAAACTGCTCGCACCAGTGATACTGGTGGCTGTGGTGAGCGCTGTGAGGACGTAACTCCTCTAGCCGCCGTGCGCGGTCAGCGCTCACCACAGCCACTCGGCAATCAAGCCGATGCTGTGAACGGAGAATTGGAACATGCAACTACGAGACGGCGAAATGGGGTTCGAGATCGTTGGCTTCGGTAGTGCTCGCTTCAAGGCAAGCACGTTTGATGCTGCTATGAAGATGCTAGCGCGCAACACTCCCAATGGGATTGCCCGACTGATCAAAGATGCCACTGGCCAAGACTACATTGGCCAAGCGGTGAAGCGCGGCAATGCGATGATGACGAAAGCAGAAGCTGTCGCCATTTGGATCGAGGCAGTTGGTGGAGGTTCAACTCTATGACGCTCATTCCTGCCTACGGTCGTGACTACAAAAGCAAGGCTGCTGTGCTCGCCGACTGGAATGCCAACAAGGATTTTGTCGTTGCATCAATCGGCGGACCAGGGTGCTACATCAACAAAGAGCAAGCCGACAAACTTGAGATCTGGATCCGCTACGCCAAACGCACCAAGAT